CGGTGTGAAACGTGGACGCATCACGCCGTCAGCCCACTGCACGCGCTCGTGGAACATGACCCACGGCCGCACCCAGACAGAGCCGAGCTGATGCGAGATGTAGACGGCGACCTCCTGGTGGTGCTCTTCGCTCAGGCGCGCGCAGCACAGCAGCGTGTACGTCCCGCCCTTGTAGTGGCGAAAGTCGCGCGTCCCTGTGATCTGCGCGGCGACGACTGCGCGTAGGAGCGTCACAAGCGGCTGAGCGTCGGATGTCATCACGCCGTCTCCTTCCCGCACGCCGCCGCCACCTCGCGCAGCGCGCGCTGAACGTCGGGCATCGCGACCAGGCGCTCGATGATGCGGGCGCAGACTGCGCACAGGCCGAGGTAGTCGGCGTGGCGGGTGGTGGGGTCGTGGGCGTGGCAGGCGACGCATCTCATGGGCGTTGCTCCTGGCCCTGGAGGTTCGCGGCGAGCGCGATCCGCAACTCGGCGGCGCATCTGCTGGTGTCGACCTTTCCCTGCCGACGCCGGCGCTCGTCCCAGTAGTCAGGGAGCAGCGCGATATCGGTAGGCGCATCGGCCTGCGGCTCCCCAGGGGCAAGACGAAGGGCCAACGTGCGCCGTGCTCGATGCAGCGCAGCGCGCAGCAGCTCGTCGTCGCCCTCGCGAGCATAGCCGCAGTCGCCACGCTCGAGCGCTGCCTGTTCCTCGGCCGTGAGCGCAAAGGGCGGCAGTTCGTACTTGCGGAACTCCAGAGCGTGCGTCGTGTCGTCGATCACCATGGCAGCTCGTCCTCCCCCGTCTTGTCGAACGTCGTCACGTCGTTGTCGGGCGCCGCGCTCGGCACCCCAGCGCCCACGTCATCCAGCACCAGCGCGCGCATGCGCTCGACCAGCGACGTGTTCCGCTTCGGCGGCTCCTTCGCGCTGGTGGCGGCCGCGAGGCCCTTGCGATTGCCCACGAGGACGACGCGCTTTTTCGCGCGCGTGATCGCGGTGTAAAAAAGCTGGCGGCTCAGCATGTACGTGTGCGCGCTGTGGACGACGAACACCACCGTCTCGACCTCGGAGCCCTGAAATCGATGGACGGTCAGCGCGTAGGCAAGCTGAAGGTCGAACGCGTCCTGCTTTGCGTACGCGATCCGCCTGTCGCCGAAGTCAACCGTCAGGTTCGCGCCCGCTCCAACGACTTCACCGACCTCCCCGTTGAAGACACCGAGCGCACCGTTTGACCCGAGCAGGTTGTAGGCGTTCCGGGTCTGGATCACCCGGTCGCCCTTGCGCAGTACCTTGTCGCCCAGCGTCCACTTGTCGTGAGATCCGCGGCGCGGGTTGAGCTTTGCCTGCAGCATCGTGTTGAGCTGCTCGACGCCGCACGCGGTCGTGCGCTGCGGCGTGAGGACCTGCGCGCCCTGGTACTCGGCCATGGTGACGATGCTCGCCACGGTGCTGGCCGCTTCCTCTGCTCCTTCGACTTCGAAGAACCGGAAATCGGGGTAGCTGCCGAGCTCGAGCGGTTCGCCGGTGAGCACCTTCGGCGCGTTGCGGCAGATCCAGGACTCCGCGGCCGCGCGATGCACGTGCGTCAGGCGCGCGACCGGGACGATGTCCGCTTCCACCAGGTCGGCGAGGATGCGACCCGGGCCGACGCTCGGCAGCTGGTTGGCGTCGCCGACGAGGATGATGCGTGAGTCCTCTGCGATGGCATCGGCCAGCGCATCGGCGAGTTCGAGATCCAACATCGAGACTTCATCGACGATCATCACGTCGAACGGGAGTGGATTGCCCTGGTGGTACTCCCAGCCGAACCGACTCCAGCCGAGCAGCCGATGGATCGTGCTGGCCGGGCGGCCGGTGGCCTCGGTCATGCGCTTGGCAGCCTTGCCGGTGGGGGATGCCAGTGCGTAGGTCACACCCGCGGCATCCATGCGGTCGAGTGCGACGCGCAGGCAGGTGGACTTGCCCGTGCCGGGACCGCCGGTGAGGATCGCGAAGGGCGCGGTGCAGACGAGCTCGACGGCGCGCTGCTGGCTTGGATCAAGTTCCAAGGCAGCCTCCTACAAGCATCTGCACGTGAATGCGACTCTCGACGAAGGTCCACAGGCGCCAGGCGCGGTCGGCGATATCTCGGTCCAAGAGGGCTTCTACATGCCCTCGCGCCTCCCCGATCGCGACGCCCGCGTAGAAGATGTTGAGGCGGCTCGGTTCGGACTCGGCATGCATGCGCGCATAAAACAGGCAGCGCGCAATCGAGCCGACGTGGAAGGCGTCGGACGGATCGGCAATAGAGCGATCGAGATCGAACCCTGTACTGGTCAGATGGTACGTCACGCCGCCCTCCCGGCGCGCTGCGCACGCATCGCGAATACCTTGGCGAGCCGGCCTTCCGCCTCCGCGAGCTCGGGCAGGTAGATTCTGGCCTCAAGCCGGACCAGCTTTTCGCGCTCGAGCAGCGTTTCCAGCGCGCGGCGCACCGCGGCCTCGTCCGTGATGCGACAAATCTTCGTGGTGACGACGGCGACCAGCTTGCCCTGGGACCAGTAACAGTGGCCTTGCGCGCGTGCCTCGCCCATGGCGTGAAGCAGCGCCGCCTGCAATCTCGGCGGCGAGTCCATCTTCATGCCCATCTTTCGCGCGACCTGGTCCGCACGGACCCAGCCGAAGCCGTCGACGCACTCCATCAGCTCGTACGGATTGGCACTCATGCGCTCTTCGGCGTCGTTGCCCCATTCCGTCGTGACGCGCGCGATCTGACCATCTGTCAGGCCCCAAGTCCGCAAGCGCACCAGCCGGTCGCGGTCACCCTTGTGCTCGTGGTAGGCGGCGAGGATCTCCTGGGCGCGCGGCTCGGTGATGCCATCGACCACGCACAGCGCGGCAGTGTCACCGGCGTCGAGCAGCTTCCAGAGCGGGTCCACGCCGAAGCGCTCGACCAGCTGCTCCGCACGGCGGCGCGAGATCTGCGGGAGCTTGCCCGCCAGCCAGCCGACGACTCCGCTCACGTCGCTCGGGAGCAGCACCGTGCACGCGCTGAACTTGTACTGTCGGCCGTGCTTGGGATGGTCCATGAAGACGCCGACCAGCTCGACCGTGTCGCCTTCGGCGGCGCCGACAAGCTTGCCGACGATCGTGACGTCGCCTGCGTCGTGCTGGGTGCGAACGAGACCGACGCCCCAGAAGTCCGTTCCTCGGACCGTGAAGCTACGGAGCTCGCCTTTGATTGTCTCGCCCATGGGCATCCTCAACGGTGGGTCCTACCTGCTCAGTTGCCGGTCTTTCCCGGCTGTCAGCATCGAGGCGCGACCCTGCTGCAACAGCGTCGTTCCCTTTGGAGTCTCAGTTCGCTGAGTTGGGGCATGACTCCCGTCAGCGCTGAGTCTCCCCGGCATCGATGCGATGCCGTTCGGCCGGGGAAGCCGAAACCCTCTACCCCGCGAAGTCGTCTGCGCGGAGCGCTTCGCCCTGGGTCTCGACGGCGCCGCCCTCACCGACCTGCGTCTCCTTCTTCTCGGCCGCGCGCGTGACGTCGTCGGCCATCTCGCGGAAGCCCTTGGCCTGCTCGGAGAGCTGCAGCAGGAGATCCCGTGAGAGCACGTCGCCGCGCTCCAGGATCGGCACCGCGAACTGCCCGCCCTTGTCCGCTTCGAGCCGGATGCGGACCGAGAACGCGAACAGCGGGACGTCCACCATCTTGCGGGTCTTGGGGTCCTGGCGACGCTTGATGTGGTGCTTCTGCAGGTGGGCCTTGAAAGGCTGCAGCGACGTCTTCTTGAAGCGGATCATGAACGGGCTGGTCGGGTTGCCGTCGCCGTCGAGCTCGACGCCGATCACCCCGTAGACCGGCGCGCAGTTGCGGACGTTCTTACCCTTGTCGTCCTTGTGCCACAGCGCATCGGGGCAGGTCGCGCACGGGCGCACCGTGCCAGCGGGCTGGCCAGTATCTGGATGCTGCGCGCGCAGGGTGCCCGTCTCGCGGTCGTAGCTGGTGCAGACGCGAACGGTCTCCTGCTTGTCGTTGTCGAAGAATGCGTAGTCGTTCGTCTTGTGCAGCGTGACGAAGACACAGTGCAGCTCGCGCGTGGTCTGCTCGGTCAGCGTGTCGAAGAATTCATCCACCTGGAACAGCCCCTTCCCGTCGGGCCGCTTGCTGCGCATGTTCCAGACTTTGGTACTGAATCGGAGATCGTCTGCATCGATCTCTTCCATGCCAGTGACTTCGAACTCGAGCTCATCGAGCACGGCCAACCCACCGGCCTCGTCTTGCGGCGATGCGAGCGCCAGTGCGCTCTGATCCTTACTCTTTGCCATGTGTCTATTCCCCCCTGTTCAGTCGTTGACGCTGAGCTCTTCGGACCCCAGGTCGATGTCTCGCAGTGCCGAGTTCAGCTCTTTCGCCGCATCCCCCGCGAGCGAATATCCGTCGGTCAAGCACGGCCCCTTGTAGGGGCAGCGGTTGCACTTCTCGCTGATGGCAGGCACGAACTTGCCGAAGCGCACCCAGCCGACGACGGTGCGCAGCATCTTGTCGAGCCGCGTGATGTCGTCGGCGGTTCGCTGCACGCGCATCCATGCGCCGCCGCGCGCCATGCCCTTGTCGTAGTTGATCTTGGCGCCGGCCTGGAGCTGCGCGTTCATCACGCGCGACCAGTGCTCGACATCCTCGGGGCGCTCGATGGTCTTCGTGCCCTTGCGCTCGTAGGGAACGTAGTCCGCGAGGTGCGTCTGGTAGATCGCCTCGGGGAACTGCCCGAAGACGCGCACGCCCTCGGGCAGCGGCTCGTCGCGCACGTACCGGCGCGCGATGCCGCGTAGCGCGATGTGCATCGCCTCGCGGTCGTTGTAGGCGAGGCCAAGCCGGATCGCATCCTCGTAGTCGAGCGGCACGCCCACTGGACCGACGAGCGCGGCAGCCTCGCGCCACGCGGCGAGGACGTCGGTGGGCAGGAACAGACCACGCTCGAGCGCGAGTGAGTAGAAGCCGCCCTCGTAGCCGTGGTCGAGCTCGATCTGATGCGGCTTCGAGGCGCCCGTCTTCCAGTCGGTGAGCGCGAGCGCCTCGGGGTTCGCGGAGGGCCGGTACACCAGGTCGACGTGCCCCTCGATGAACAGGTCCCCGAGCTGCGCGATGAGCCCCGCCTCGACCAGTTCGACCTTGGCGACGTGCCGGTGCAGGTCGCGAAACAGCCCCTCGCACATCCACGACACGTCCTCGTGCACGCCCTCGTAGTCCGCCTTGCCGTACCAGGCGACCTGCTGGTCGCCACACGCGCGGCGGAACTCCTCGGTGACCACACGGCGCACGGTGTCGATGGAGGGAACGCGCGCGCCCGAGAGCAGTCCCGCGAGGACCTCCTCGTTGCGCAGCGCGCGCGCAATCGTCTCGTGGCCAGCAGTGCCGAACTCGGTCTTGCCGGAGAGGACCTCGCGCTGCTCGCCGGAGCGCTCGCGCAGGCGGTCGCGACGGAACTGTTCTGTGCAAGAGAACTCGCCGAGCAACGTCGAGACGTGGCTCTTGTGGACCGGGTCTTCGAGGGTGCCGTACTTGCGGTAGTCCCAGCGCGGCGTGAGCACCTTCGCCCGGTCATCCGGCGCGAGCGGAAGCTTGCGGACGGTACTCATCGGGACGCCTCAAGTTGCTCGGCGTTTATGCTCTCGAGCTCGGCGATGGCGCGGTCACAGCTGGCACGTGCGGCCTCCGCGGTCGGGCACGTGCCGAGCTGCTCCACTTGACTTGGTCCGCCGAGCGTGGGCGTCCAGACCCGGATAGCGTGCCAGCTTCCTCCCATTTCGAAGACGCTGAACAGACCGTGCACATCGTGCTCCCGCTGATAGGTCTCCGTGTGCCAGGGGTCCTGACTTTTCTTGACGTCCACGGACTCCAGCACCGTGCGCATGACGCGCATGCTGGAGGCGGTGGGGCTCAGCGAGCGAGCGTAGTCTTTCTGGCCAAACCAGAGGGCGAGCGCATCGCGGACCTGGTCGTCGCTGACGATCACGACATCCTCCGCTCTCGCATACTCAGATCGAGCAGACTCGCGATGTGCGGCGGAGCCTTGCCTCCGTGAGCAAGTCCGATCGCGACCTGGCAGGCCGCCCACTTCGAGACGTACCAGTCGGCGCGCCCGTCGAAGAAGACGCGCCACAGGCCGTTCCGGTGCATGACATCGGCGCGGCCATGCTTGCCCGCGAAATGAATCCCCTGGCTCATGACAAGGCCTCAGGAGTCGCAAGGCGCTCTCGCGACGCGAGCAGATCGAGCGCGTTGCATGCGACGTTCGCGGCTTCGCAGTACCCGCAAATGACGCCCAGCGCGGTGCGCATCCGCTGGTGCGTGAGCTCGCCGCCTTCCTTCAGGCCGGCGATCTCGGCCGCGATGGCGTCGAGCTGGTCCGTGAGCTCGACCTCCAAGATGGTCCTCGTCATGTTCACAGTTCCCCCTTGTCCAGGCCGAGCAGCGCCAGCGCTTCCGGTCGGAGTTCGCCGCGCGTGGCGGCATCGGCTTCGTGGTCAGGGGGGGACGTGTCGTTGTCGCGCAGCTCGGCCACCAGGTCGCGCTCGCAGTGCGCGCAGATGGGGCCGCTCAGGGGCGCGAGATCGGTGACGTCGACGAGCTTGTCGACGGCGAGGCGCACGCTGCAGTGGGCGCACGGGCGCTGCTCAAGCTCCGAGAGAATCAGGTCGGCGCGGCGCAGCTCGCTGAGAGCGGACAAGCGTTGTGCTGGAACGACGTGGGTCACACCGCAAGGATAGACACTCAGTGTCCAGGCGACGAAGCACAATCGTCAGACTTCGTTCGCACGAAGACGTTTTTCGTCTAGGCGTTTTTGGTGACTCTGCCGCCCGCCAAGCGATCCGTCTTTTGGAGAACATATCTGCCGGTCATCAACCTGCAGCTCCGCTTGCGCGCTCAGACACGGTTCGCCTTGGCTCGGCGCCGCCATGCTCGTTCGATGAGCAGTCGGATCTGGTGCACGCGGTCTTCACCCGTGACGAGCTCCGCCAGCGGTTCGCATCCGAGCGCGGCAATGAGCGCCTTGCGTGTCCGCGCTCGCGCACTGCGCCCACGTGGAGACTGCAAGTAACGGTACAAAAGAGTCAACCGAACGGAGTTATGCGCCGCTGTCCCCATCAGTCGGTTGTTGCCTGGCTCGCAACCAGACCTCAAGCATAACTCTCCACTCGTCGAGGTCTTTCACCGTAGGGTGCGAGACAATATCCGGCCACGGCATCTTCCGAAGGACGATCGCTGCAGCCGCCTCGACTGGACGCGACCGCAGATACTCGTCCACCTCGGGCAAGTTCGGCAGCGTGGTTTCCTCTCCGCTTTCAAGCCAGACCACGGTGCGGCCGACCAGCGCGGCGATCCTTTCGATGATTTGCCGGTCATTGTCACGAGGAAGATTGTCGCCGTCCTCCCACCGCTGCAGACGTCGCACTTGCACACCGACTGCTGCCGCGAAGTCTGGACGCTTCTTGAAGCCGGCTTCCTCGCGAGATCCGCGCACACGTGCGCCAAATCCCTGCTTATAGGGTGTCCGCTTCTTCTTCGACGCACCGCTCGCAGGGCGCTTCTTGGGCGGCTTAGACATGAACTGTCTGCTGTCTAACACGCGCCTCTAAGCGCCGAAAATGGTCAGCTTTCACGCTGATTTGGCGGTCCTCGCAGGCTAGGCACTAAATGTCTTTGCTGGCAGGACAAGATGTGTCTTACCCTCGAAGAGATGGCGTTCTCTGAACTAGGAGCCCGACTGCGGCAAGCGCGCGAGCAGAAGGGGCTCACGCGGCAGTACGTCGCGAAGAATGTCGGCATCAGCGTGCGCACGTTCGACCGGTGGGAGCGCGGCGACTTCGAGCCGTCGCTCAAGAAGCTCGCGCGGTTGGCGGAGCTCTACGGCACCTCGATCGGGTGGCTCATCGTCGGCGAGACCAACGCCGCCTGACGTTTCTCAACATGCGCAACGGGGCAACACGGAAGCCGGGGGGCAACACCGTGACTCAGCGACTCGTCCAAACCTCAACTCCGTGCGCTCACGCAGCAAGCTTGCCCGCTTGCTGTGAGCGCGCTTTTGTCAGCGGCCTGCAGGCGCGTGGCGACTCACCTCCCGGGAGCGCGCCGCCTGCGGGTCGTTGCTTTTCCATCGCGAGCTCGCGCCATGGTTGACGTGCGCAGCGGCATCGCGCCCGGCGACACGGTGGTGATCGTCGATCGCGCCGGGCAGCTCGTGCGCTTTCGCGGTCGCGCGCTGCGCGGCATCGTCCTCTCGATCGCGTTCGGGGATCACTTTCGCATCCTCTGCGGCGCCGATGCGATGGCCACCGTCTCGCTCGTGCGCAGTGGACGACAAGCTTCGATCAGGCTCGACTGTCTGCGCCGGTGTCCGCAGCTCGCTTATGTGCGGCCGCAAGAGCTGTCCCGGCGAGGCGCCCAATGACGCAGCGGGACGACACCCTCACAACCGAGGGCACGTTGCAGCTGCCTCGCGCATCCACCGTCCCCAAGGACGCGGCGTTCACGCTGATGGACTGCATCTGGTTCGGGCTCGCGCTCGGCATCGCGCTCAACGGCAGTCTGCTGGTGGTGCTGATGGAGCGCGCGCTCGCGTCCCTCGAGGCGATCGAACGCGCCGAGCTTCGAGAGCAGGAGCGTTCGACAGTCCGGACGCCGGAGACGCGCCCATGATGCTACCCGTCCCCGGCATCGCGACGAAGGTGGCCGCGCGCATCCGCGAGTTGCGGCTCGATGCCGAGATGACCCAGACCGAGCTCGCGCGCCGAGTCGGAATCCATCGGCCGGTTCTGAGCCGCATCGAGAGCGGCAAGCACCTGGTCGACTTTGGAACGGTGGCGCGCATCGCCGCCGCGCTCGAGCTCGACCTGGGGACGGTGCTGGTCTGTCTCGATGACGAGTGGTGTACCGCCGCCAAGGAGGCCCGTATGAAGGCACGAAATGTCGTCCTGAGTGTGGTCGTAACCGTCGACGAAACGGGCGACTACCACGGCAGCGCCATGATCGGCGAGGTCGCGCTCGTCACCGGGCCGTGGACCACCGTGGACGCGCTTTTGCACCACGTCGGGCGCGCGTTCGCCGAGCGCAAGCATCAGTCCGACACCGAACACCACGACGCCGATGCGCGCACGTGGGTCGTTTGAAAGAGAGAGAGCCCACGAGTGGTTGGTGCGTTGTCAGAGAATGAGCTGGGCTTGACCGGCGAGCAGTTCGAGGAGCTCATCAAAGGCTCTGCGATCTCGCTGGATGTGATCAAGCGGGCACGTCTGTACTCGGAGGCGGATGCGCGCGCAGCGACCAAGCTCCTCGGTCGCGCGCCGAAGTACTGGGAAGGCCATCTTCCCTGCCTCGTCTACCCGTACTACCTACCCTTTCATCGCGATCCCGTGCGCTACCGCGGCAAGCCCTCTAAGCCGTTCGAGACGCAGCGCGATGACGGATCGATCAGCCTGCAGAAATACGTCGAGCCAAAGAGCTCACCAGTGCATCTGTACTTCGGCGCGTCCCTCCTCGAGGGTCGCGCGCTGAAGGACGCCGCGGTCCCGCTCTGGCTCACGGAAGGCGAGAAGAAGTGCCTGTCGGCCGAGAGCCACGGGCTCGCTTGCCTCGCTGTCTCGGGGGTCCACCAGTGGCATGAGAAGGGCGTCAAGACGCTCCATCCCGACTTCGCGCATATCGCGCTCGAAGGTCGGGAGATCATGCTCGCGTTCGACCGCGACGCGCTCTCGAACCGCCAGGTGCGCGACCAAGAGATCGCGCTCGGCCGCGCACTGATGGGAGCCGGCGCTCGGGTGTTCGTCGTGCGCTTCCCCGAGGACGCGCCCAAGCTCGATGACTTCCTCGCACGACACGAGCGAACCGAGCTCGGCGCGCTGGTGGAGGATGCAAAGAAGCGTGGCGAGGTCGCCAAGGAGACGCACGTCTCCGGCGCACCGGCGCCCGCCACCGAGCTGACCGATCTCGCGAATGCGGAGCGCTTCGCGCGCTTACACAGCGAGGAGCTCCGATACTGTGAGCAGACCGCGACCTGGTACGCCTGGACCGGCAAGCGCTGGGAGCGCGACCAGACGCAGATCGTCGTGCGGCGCGCGATGGCGACCGTGCGCAGCATCTACCCCGAAGCGGACGCGGTCGGCGACGAGGACCTGCGTAATGCCATGCGTGCGCACGCGCGCCGCTCGGAAAGCTCGGGACGCATCGCCGCGATCACCAAGCTTGCGGGGGCGCTGCGCTCACTCGCGATCAGTCATGAGCAGTTCGACGCCGACCCGTGGCTGCTCAACTGCGAGAACGGGACGATCGATTTGCGGACCGGCGAGCTGCTTGAGCACAGGCGCGATCGCTTCTGCACCAAGCTCGCGCCGGTGCACTTCGACCCGGCCGCGCGACACGAACGTTGGGATAAGTTCCTCGAACACGTGACCGACGGAAGTGCGGAAGTCCGGGATTTCCTCGCACGCGCGGTCGGCTACTCGCTGACCGGCGACACGCGCGAGGACCGCTTCTTCTTCATCTACGGGCCGCCTGGCCGGGGCAAGAGCACGTTCGTCGGCGCCGTCGAGGCAGCGCTTGGAGAATACGCACGCGTCGCCGATATCGCGACGTTCCTTGCCTCTCCGCACGGCAGTGGTGGTGACCGCCCGCGGCCCGACCTGGTACGACTCGCGGGTTCACGCATCTGCGTGTGCAAGGAGATCGATGCCGGCGCTCGGCTTGCGGAGGGCCTCGTTAAGACGATCTCCGGGGGCGATGTCATCACGGTCCGCGACCTGCACAGCAAGCCGCTCGAGATCCGCCCGTCCTTCAAGCTCTGGCTGGTCGCCAACGACCCGCCCACGATCCGCAGCGACGATGCGGGCATGTGGCGTCGCGTGGTACGCGTCCCCTTCACGCGGCCCGTCGACAAGCCCGAGCAGGGCTTCCGCGAAGCGCTCATCGGGGAGCCCGAGCTGCGCACCGCGGTGCTGGCCTGGGCGGTGCACGGGGTGCGTGCGTGGCTCGACGGCGGCCTCCAGATTCCGCCGGAGGTCCTCGACTCCACCGCCGAGTACCGCGCCGAGATGGATCCCGCCGGCGAGTTCTTCGAGCGTCACTGCGTCTTCGAGGAAGAGGCGCGCTGCGCGCGAAAGGAACTGCGCAAGACCTACGAGGATTGGTGCAAGGAAGATGGGCACGCCCCGCTCGGCGCTCGGCGCTTTTCGGCGGCGCTGCGCGAGCGGGTTCGCGAGCTCGGGTTCGATGAAGGGCGGCTTGATGTGTGCGTCCGGCTCGACAACCGTGTGGTGGATGGCTGGCGCTATGTTCGCTTGTTGAATGATTACGAGCGCTCCGTCGAGCGCGCAGGCCGAGCGTGGGGCAGCCGACCCAAGGTCCACGAAAACTCGGCCGTAGGGGACATAGGGAGCGCAGGGAGTTCAAAAGTATTTCCCCCACATTCGCGCGCGCCATTAGAGGGGACTTCTACTGCTAGCCAATACCCTAGTCACTACAGTCCCTACGGTCCCTACAAAGTAGAAAATGAACAGTTAGATCAAGGATCTAACTGTAGTGATTTTTGTAGTGACTGTAGGGAGGAAGAGAAAAAGGGAGAGGAAGAAGGCTCCAACTCCTGTGAGGGAGGCCAGAAATGGCTTCTCTGAGCGACTACGCGCAGGCCCTCGCGCTGTTCGATGCGTGTGTCGCCGCAGGTGTTGGCCTCGAGGTTGGCGAGGGCCGCCGCATCGCGGTGCTGACCCAGGAGCTGCCCGAGGGGTTGCGAGGGTGGCTCAAGAGCTTCTGCGGCGACCAAGAGGGCCGCGAGGGCCTTCCGAGCTACCGAGCGCTGCGCGCCATCGTCCGGGCGCCCTCGAGGGCCGCACGCGAGATCCTGACGTGCTTGGTGGCCTTCGCGGTCGGCCTGCCCGCCCCGTTCGTGATCACCTTTCGGCGTGGCGAGCGGCGCTGTGTCTGCGCGACAGCCAAGGCCGCCTACATGCGTGCCGTGCAAGAGGGCTGCCCGGCGTTCGTGATGGCGGAGCTCGGAGTGGCCGCCCTGGCCGTCGAGCAGGGGCGCGCCGGGCCTGGCGAGCTCGACCGCTGGCTCGCGCGCAAGCTACTCGGCAGTTGGCGCCTCACGCTCGAGCTTGCCGGCGTGGTCGAGCAGAAGGCGCTCGCTGGCTTGCACCCGACGATTTGTTTTGGGGAGCTGTTCGATGCGCTCGGCGCCGAGCTCGTCGACGTCGAACTGCTCGCGACGGAGGCCGCATGAGGCGGCGCGCGAACCCGGCGCAGACGATGTTCGCCTGGGGCTTCGGCGCGAGGCCCCCGCGAGTCGACCCGCGCGCAGCCCTTCGGCCAAAACCGGAGTTCGCCGTCCCTGCGCGCCGGCACAAGACGCGCGAGAAGCTGGCGCCCTCCCCGGTGCCCCTCGACTGCGCGGTCATCGGCATCGACCCTGGCGAGCGCAGTGGGTACTCGATGTGGGAGCGCGGCAAGCTGGTCGAGTACGGCGAGTGCGACGTGTTCGGAACCGAGCCCACCCGAGTGCTCGAGGGGTTCCTCTTGTCGCTTCGTGGCCCGCACGTGATGGTCATCGAGCGCCCCTTCCGCGTGCGGTACCAGAACCAAACGGGCATCGGCACGGCCGACAAGATCTGGCGTGTGCTGGCGGTCAAGCTCGGCTTTGCGCGACGCATCGTGCGCCTCTATCCAGGGACGTGGCGGTCCCGGACGCTCAGCAAGGGCTGGCACAAGGACAACCGCCAGGAGGTCAAGGCGCGCGAGCTACGCGAGGCACAAACGTTCGTGGTGGCGCAGCTCGGGTGGGACGCGCTCGATGTTGGCCCGGAGAGCGCGCCGGCGGTGTTCATCGGGCACGTCGGCTCATACGCCGGCGAGGTCCTCAAGGTCCTGCCCAAGGTGCGTGGGTCGAAAGCGAGGGCGGCGTGAAGGGTGGGCAAGAGCAGCTCGCGATGGACGGCCCCGAGACCATGCCGGCCGAAGTTGCTGGGGGCAGGCCATGATCGTCTGGCTATGGATCGGCGTCGCACTTCTCATCGCGACGCTTGGGTTCTTGGTGGGCGCTCTCGTCGGGGCCACCAACGCTGACGACAACTGGATCGATGCTGCAAGCGACGGTCGTTGCCGATGCGTGCGCGGTCGCCGTTATTACGTCCACGACGACTCTGACGAACGCCTGCGCAGTCAGATTGTCGCGATGCTCGCGAGGGACAGGTCATGAGGATGGGCCGACCCGACTACCTGAACATGCTCCTCGAGTGCGGTGCGCTCGCCAAGCAAATCGCTAACCGCGACTCGCTTGAGCTCGACGAGCGGCCCTTCGTGGAGCCGACGTTCGGACCTTGGTGCGCGGACTACGGGCATAGGGCGGGACGCACGCCCGAGCTCGAGCGGGCCTATCACGCGACGCTCGAGCAGCTCGGGATGCGGTTTGACGGGGAGCGGTGGTTCGTCACCGGGAGGGTCTAGGCAATGGTGATGCTGCGGCTCGACTTGCTCGCACTCGACACGAGACGCCATCGCGGTTCGCGTTCGCTACGCGTTACGGCGTTGGAGATCGGTATTAGCGCCGGAACGCTTTACCGCGTCGAGCACTGCGGCGCGCCCGACCTCGAGAGTTTTGGCAATCTCTGCCGATGGCTCAGCGCCGACCCGAATCGTTACCTCGGGATAACGCGCGCTGTCGGTAGCCGTTCGGAGGCGGGATTCCTCGCCGCCATCGAGCACTACGTCGAAAGCGGGAGAGTCCAGACATGAGCGGAGCGTACGGAACCATCTGCGGAGCGCAGTACGTCGACGCCAAAGGCACGGCCTTGCGGTGCTACGCGCGGGGCCAGAGTCGCTACGGCGGCAGGTGCTGGCATCACGAAGGCGCCGGCGAGGAATGTAGTAAGCCTCGGCAAGGTCCTCGATGCGGCTGGACGCGGACGGAGAATGGGCTGGCGTGCGCCAATCCCGTGTTCCGGTCGGGGCAGCGGTGTTCGCTGCATGCGCCGGAGCGACTTCAGGCCAGCCAAGCGCGCCGGCGCGCCGATCTCCTGGAGAAGCTCCGAGCAGAAGCTCGTGCAGCAACTCATTATCGCGCGCCACATCGCCACCGCTTCGCGTCGAACTCCAGGAGATCGGTGCGGGGACCGATCGAGAGGCGCGGGCATGGTCAAGCGGCTCGTGCATGTCGCGCCGGAGCAACACGGCGAGCCTCTCGCGCCAACTCGACGCGCTCAACGGACTGTCCGATCGCGAGCTTATCGCCGAGCTCGACAAACTCACGCGTAGCTATCGGCGAGGTGTGCTGTGACACCGGTAGCAGGGCGCGTGGCCAAGTACCAATCAAAGCAAACTGTCGTCGAGGCGGTGCAATGGTTCAAGGACTACGACCATCTGCAAGTGGACCGCTACTCTCATCCGGCTCGCTCCGGCGCTGGCGTGTGCGTGGCCTGCGGCAAGCAGCTGAAGGAACACGGCTGGCTTACATACGGTGGCTATGCCCCAGGCGGAGAGATCGTCTGTCCTGGTGATTGGATTGTCACGACTGTGTCGGTGAATGGTCGGCGCGTGGACGAACGACGCTTCGCGATCGCGGCTGACACGTTCTCTTCCGACTACGAAGCGGTCGAGCAGTAAGGAGACACCATGCTGATCGAGGACATGCGGCTCGACTGGGAAGCCAAGCAGCAGCGGATCGACGTTACGCGCGCTCACTGCAAGCGCAAGCGCGAGAAGTTCCGGCGTGATCGTCGCGCTCGGAGGCAGATGCGTTCCGCGGGTCAGAAGCCCGCGCGTTACCAGGGGGACGGACCATGAAGCCAGCCAAGCAAAGCAGTCGTCGCGAGCGCGGTCTCCAGGCGGTCGAGAGCGAGCCGGTCAATAACCACGTGCCGCCCGCCGAGCCCAAGAGGCGGAAACCTCGCCAGGCCCGCACCATCGAGGGCGACCTGCACGAGCTGCGCGTGACCTATGCCAAGCGCGTCAAGACGCTGGAGGACGAGCTCGGCAAGCTGGACTCGCGGCAGCGGGTGATCCTGGACGAGCTCGCCCCGGCACGTAGCGCGCTCGAGCGGGTGCTGTTCGTGATGGGCGGAGGGGACGGCCAGCCGACTCCAGAGGTACCACCTGAGCCTTCGCCGGTGCCCGCCGAAGAGCCTCCAGAGGTTGAGCCGGCCCAGACGCCGGCCGAGGAACCTCCGGCGCCTCCTGAACCGGTCGAGGAGCCCGCGCCGGCGGGATGAGGGATGCCGACCAATCTGCCGAAGCCGCCGCGCATACCGTGGGGCGATATCGCCCTCGTGGTGCTCGGGATGATCGGCGCGGCGACGCTCATGGTGGCGATGAGCCGATGCTGAGAAGAGGCTGACCATGAGCGAGCCAGACGAGCCCAGCAAGCTCACGAACCGAGCGAAGTGGCGATTCGCGGGCTGTGCTTTTGGCGCGTTGGCTTACTTGCACGGATTCCTGTCCGCCCTGCTCTCTCGAGCGGGGGAAAAGGAGCTCTCAGGATGGGCGGCGCTCGTCGCGTTTATCTGCGTGATTGGGGGCGGAGTCTGCTTGTCCTGTGCAAGCGAGAGCTACGACTAGAGCGAGTGGACGAACTGATCGGGAGAGGGGAACTTCGATGACCAAGACCGCGGCAGACACTCTCGTTATCTATCACTCGGACTGTCCTGACGGCTTCTGCGCCGCTTGGCAGGCATGGCGAGCGCTCGGCGCGTCTGCGGATTACCAGCCCGCGCACTACGACGAAGCGCCGCCTGATGTCCGTGGCAAGCGCGTCTATGTCGTCGACTTCTGCTACCCGTACGAGGTCACGGTGCAGATGATCGCCGAGTGTGCGCAGCTCGTGATCCTCGACCACCATAAGACGGCGCAGGAGGATCTGCGACGGTTGACGGACACTGAGACCACGACGGGCAAGGTGCGGATCACGTTCGACCTGAACCGCTCGGGGGCAGGACTCGCGCGCGACTACTGGTATCCCCAAGACCGCGAGAACTGGATCGTCAACTACACCCAGGACCGCGACCTCTGGCGGTTTGCGCTGCCAGATTCGCAGACGATCAACGCGTACCTGCATACGTTGCCGCGCGACTTCGAGGTCTACGAGCGCGTACTGCAGACCGTAAGGCTCGAAGAGGCCTTGCAGCTCGGCCGCGGCGCCCAGGCGTACCGCGACATGTACGTCGCCATGACCAAGCGTCATGCAGTCCGGCAACGCTTCGCGGAGTACGACGACATCCCGGTGGTCAACGCGCCCTACGTGGCGATTTCCGACCTCGTCGGCGAGCTGGCGAAGGACGCTCTCTTCGCCGTCGGGTGGTGTCAGCGCGGCGATGGGCAGATCTCCTACTCGCTGCGCTCGCGCGGTGAGTTCGACGTGTCCAAACTCGCGGAGAGGTTCGGCGGTGGTGGGCACAAGGGCGCTGCGGGGTTTCGACTTGGCTGGAAGGTGCCAACGGTGGCCACGGCGTTCGCGCCGGCCGAAGAACAGAGCCAGGCGGTGCCATGAGCTTGGCGATGGGCAGTCCTACTGCCGAAGGAGAGACCGTCATGACGATGGAGATCGCTCGTACAGGACCCGTCGAACGCGTCCTGCTGGCGCCAAAGGAAGTGGCGGAACTGCTCGGCGTGCATGAGAACACGCTCTACAAGTGGCGCGTAGCGGGCGAGGGGCCGCCGTACCTCAAGGTCGGTCAGCGTGAGCGCGCGTGCGTACGGTACGAACTTCCAGCGCTGCGTGCATGGATTGCAGCAGCGACTACTCGCTGACCTCGACGCCGGCTTCAGCTTCGAGCATGCACCCCGTGCCAACCGCCCTTCTTGGCGTCCTGAGGATCGGCTTTCGCCTTTTCACCGAGCGCTTGCTCGTTCACGTCCTGCTTTGCGCGTAGCCGTTGCCTTGTCTGCTGTGCGTCGAGCTTTTGGAGTCACCGCGCGTGCTGCGCGTCGTACGGCCTGAGCCTCTGCAAACTGCTGGACCCGCTGGTACGACATGCCTAGTAGCTCAGCGGCGTCGCGCCTGCTCAGGCCCGCTTGGGTCAGCAGTTCCGCAGCCGTCGAAGACGCCTTCAGGGAGGCTTCGAGCTGGCGCTGCGCCTCCTCGCGAGCCTGCAGCGCCCGCGATACAGCCGTCTTCGCGCTCCCCGGAAGCTTCACGTCATCCACCAGCACGGCGGCGTCGGCCGCAGCTTCGTCGTCCCAGTGAAAGGCCAGCGCGCCGCGGATGCGCTTGCGCGCTTCTCCGATGGAGCGGCCGCTCGCGATGCACGATTCATGGGCCGCGAGCTTCAGCACCGCCGTCCACATCGCATCTTCGTCCCGCTCGTAAGTCACCGTGTATCGCTTGGCCATCTCGTCGCCCCTTTTCATCGATCCAACCAGCCCTTGCCCAGGCAGGGCATCAGGTCGCGTTCGATTGCGCGCAGCGTGCCCTTCGGAATGTCCTTCGCCGCGTGATAGGCCACTGTCGTCTTGCACTGGCCGCACTGCACCGTGATGTGGCTGCCGGACTGACGAACCTCGATACATCCGTGGCTCTTCAAGACCTTCAGCAGCTCACGCGCCTTCATGTAAACAATGATAGAGGGACGCGCTCTGTCTGTCAACTGCGTTAGACAGACACATGAAACAAGTCCATGGAGACGTGGTCGCAGAACGAACACCCCGGGCATCGCCCGAGGACCATTGCCTATCGGGTCAACCTCCTTGTTGCTCCTTATGCCTCCCCTTGCGTGTCCGGATGGAGCAACTCCATGCCGATGGCGCATGATTTGCTCCATGACGAGGGGACGAGCGCGAATCCATTTGGACGCTAGCCGGGCGGGCGACCCACTACGGCGCGCGCGCTGCGGCTGGCTCGACGTCGATACGGAGACGGATGCGACGAAGGTCACCTGCAAGAGCTGCCTGGCGCGTGTTGCGGCGTCTCGACTCGAGGCTGCACCTCGCGGGCGCGCGGCAACCGCCGACCTGACCAAGGAAATCAAGGCGGCGTTTCAGGCGACGCTCGCGCCGACGGCAAGCATCTCGCCTCGCATTACGCCTGCCCTCTGGGCAAGCTCGTGCAAGACCGCGGTCCGGCGCTGCGGGGAGTGCGAGTTGTGCCAGTGGGAGCGCGAGGCGCAGCTCTGGGCCGCGGTCAGCCCCTGGACGAAGCACCATGCGCTCATCCTCCCGGAAGGAGCGCCGCGCTGGTCGAGCCTGACGGCAGCACTGGCGGCCTTCGTGGAGTTCGAGCGCCACGACCGAAGCTCCCCGAGCGCGCTTGGTGGCATCCTCGACCGTGTCCGACGTGGCGCGACTGGGGAAGCGACCAGCGCCCGCCCGGACGATCCGCTGCTCAGGCGCGCCGGCGAGTTGGTGCGCGTCCGGCAGGCGCTCGAGCTCGCCTACCCCGATGGCGCGCACAGCATCCCCGCCGAGAAGTGTCGGGCGCTCTTGCTGCTCCGGACGCCCGGGATCGTGGCGCAGGTGATGCCGGGCTATGAAGAGCTCGGCCAGCTCTTCGGGGCCGCCACTGGCGAGTTGCAGGCCCTGGTGCGCAATGGCCGCAAAGTGGTCGGCGACGAGCTCGCGCGCCGGGGGCTGATTCCCATCCCACGACCTGCACTGCGTGGCGGACTTCGGACGTCGGCGGCGCACTACGCAGAGGCGATTGGATGAGGATCGCGGACGCGCTGATCAGGATGCTCGTGCGGGGACGTGTGGGGCCTCAGGTCTCGTTTGACGACAGGATGCTCATCCTCGATCGATGTTTGCGCGTGATGCGCCGTGGCGCGCGCCGACACGAGAGCGATGCGGATTGGCGAGCGTTCGAGCAGGCACGGGCCGCGCTGATCGAGGTCTGCACGGTCGAGCGCCTGCTCGCGCTTGTGGTCTACCGTAATGGCGAGTCAGGCAGGGCCATGGTGCAGCTTGGCGAGGCGCGCATCGATCTCGATCAGGTGCGGTACGAGCTCGAGCAGAGCCGCCTGGAAGCGGATCGGTACAGGCAAGAGTTCGCCGAGCTGTTGCGCGCAAAGGCCATCACCCCCTCGAGTCCCTAAGCCATGGCCAACGAGGATCAGACCATGCTGACAACGACAGATGTGGCGGGCCGCCTTGGGGTGTCTGATGACAAGGTCAGGCGCATGTGCGAGGAGGGGGTGTTCGATGGTGAGGGGACGGCTCCGAGCGCATGGCGCGGGGGAGTCGGTCAGCACTGGCGGATCCCTCTGTCTGCAGTCGAGCGTTTCATCGACCGCACCCGGACACGCATCCTGCGGCGACCGGTGAAATGACGCGTCCAGGTGTCTGCAGACTCTACAACTCCGCAAGCCCCGCAAATACCGGGGCGTGCAGTTACGTTTCAACTTGCAGCGAACGATTGAGATCCCTCACAAATGGGCAAGCTGGCGCGAGTGCCCTAGATGACGTCGGGAGATTCCTTGGACGGCCTCGACCCGAACCCATCGCGGGGACTCGCGAGTCGGCTTTCCAGTGTCGAGAGATCGGCGGCGTCGGTCGAGCAACACGCCGATCTCTCGACGCGCTTACCTGAGAGGTCGCGTCGATGACGATCGTATCTGTCGACATGGCGCAGACGGAAGCGCTTGCGCAGAGCTTTGGGAAGCTCTCGAAGCGGGGCGCTGCCTATGCCGTGCGCGACACGCTGAATGACCTGGCGTTCGCCACGAAGGCAGCTTGGCCTCAGCGGATGGCGCGCAAGTTCATCCTGCGTAACAAGTGGACCATCGGCTCGATCAGGCTCGAGAAGGCTACGATCGGGCCGATCGAGAACATGCAGTCTCGTGTGGGATCGGCGCTGCCGTACATGCGGACGCAGGAGCTTGGTGGAACCGAACGCGCGAAGGGCAAGTACGGCGTGACGATTCCCACGACCAGCTCGGCGGGGCAGGCGATGAGGGCGCCCAGCCGTACGAAGCAAGTGCAGAAGAAGAACTGGCAGAGCGCGATCACGCTTGCGCGAACCGTCAGCGGGCGGCGCCAGCGTCAGAACGCGGTCGCTGTACAGCTCGCAGCGAAGTCGGGCGGGGTTGCCTTTCTGCGGCTCGCAGGCGGGCGCAAGGGCATGTTTCGGGTCAGCGGGGGCGAGGGCAAGAAGAAGCGCGTGCGCATGATCTGGGACCTCTCGCGCAAGACGGTCACCGTGAAACCTCATCCGACGCTGGAGCCTGCCGTCCGCGAGGTCGAGGTCAGAGGGCCCGCAATGGCGGAAGCGGCCGTGCGCAAACAGGTCGAGCTGCACGTGCGCAAGAGGTAGGGGGGGAGGCCTCATGCTCTCGCTCGCATGGCTGGCTCTATTTGCATGGGGGGATGTTCCGCCCACGCCGTGCAGGGTGCCCGCTTTCGTGGTCGAGGTTGAGCCGGCCGACGAGCCTAGGCGCACGTCGAAGCCCTGCCAGCGTCAGAGCAGGACGAAGAGCAGCTCGAGAGATCCGAACACGCAGACGTCGCGGCGACCCGAAGTTCGGGGCTCTAGGCGGCGAGGTCAGTAGACGGCCGGTGGTACATACATTGGGACGTGCGGAGGAACACTTTACAGAGAGCTGTCGATGGCACGGCGCGTGCCGACACGGACCATGCCATGCATGTGGGTCCTGTGGACCTACCCCCCACCCCAGGCGCAGTTTAGATTCGCCACCCCGCATTTCTCAATGATTTTGACATCTGTTAGGCAGTTAGGCAGCGACATTAGGCAGAGCGGCGGAGTGTGTTAGCTTGGGTTGGCCATGGCTCGTTTGGTGACAAAGTCACAGCTGGCACTGCTTGCAGGCGTAAAGAAGCCGTCGATCAGCCTCGCCGCTGTAAAGCAGTTCCCTGACGCTCTGATCGGAGGGCGGGTCGACCTCGACCATCCGGACGTGCGCAGATACCTGGCCGGACGCGATATCGACCCGACGCAGGTCGAGGATGCGGCTGCCAAAGCGGCTGCAGAGGCGACGGCGCCCCGACCCTCAAAACCTTCGGCGCTGGTCGATCCCTTCGCTGCACGCAATCCCGAGCGCTCTGGTGCGCTGCGGCGCGCAGTTGCTCGCATCTCCGTCGAGCAAGACGTCGATCGCGGCGATGTTGCGCTCTACCTCGACATGACGCTGCGCAAGATCGTGCTCGAGCACGGCACCGCGCCGGCGTTCGTCGACTTCCTGGACGCCCGCAAGCGTATCTCCGACATCACCGAAAAGGACCTCAAGAACGCCGAGCGCATCGGACGGTTGATCCCGCGCGAGTTCGTTCGGGCGCACGTCTTCGCGCACATCGACGCCGGATACCGGCGACTGCTGACCGATACGGCCGCTACCATCGCGCGCCGCTGTTACGCCGCCGCGCGGGCGGGGCAGACCATCGAAGAAGGCGAAGCCCTGGTGCGCGAGCTCATCGGCTCGCAGCTGCAGCGGACCAAGACTGCAATCGTGCACGCGCTGCGTGATGAGGCTGAAAAGGCGGGGGCGGCGTGAACGGTACGGCGATGCCTGTGTCCGTTACGGCTCGCTTCATGTACTGCGGCTGTGGGGAACCGGGCATCCCGTCGGGCTCATAACCCGGAGAAAGCGCGTTCGACTCGCGCCGCCGCTACCACTTTCCACCGGGGCACCCTGTGCACGACTTCCTCGCGACGTCAGAGCAGCGCGAATGGCTCGCGCAGCAGTTTGACGAGCTGCCGAGCGAGCACATTGTCGTCGCGCCGAGCGCGTGGGCCGAAGAACGCCGGTATTTGCCGGCGAGCGTGACGTCGCTCCCGGGGCCGTACCGCTTCGACGTCGTGCCGTACCTTCGCGAGGTCCTCGACTGCCTCTCCATCGACTCGCCCATCCGCGAGGTCGTGATTCAAAAGGGCGCGCAGATCGGCGCGACGGTTGGCGTGCTCGAGAACGCCATCGGGTACTTCATCGACCACGTCCGGTGTGCGCCCTGCATGCTCGTGACGGCGGATGCCGAACTCGCGAAGCTTCGCATGGACTCCTACGTCATCCCGATGCTGCAGAGCTCGGGGCTCGACCATCTCATCACGTCCCACGACGAGATGAGCCATCGCAAGAGTGGCAAGGCGCTCTGGATTTCGACGCCAATTCCCACCCCTGCTGGATTCAGGCCGATCGGAGATATTCAACCAGGAGACACGGTCTATGGAGCGGATGGGACGCCCGTCCGCGTTGACTGTGTCTCTCTTGTTCATGAACGCGAGTGCTACGAAGTAGCGTTTGCGAACGGCGACGTGATCGTTGCCAGTGACGATCACAAGTGGTTGGTGAGAACGACGCACGGATGCACCGACGAATGCAGAATCTATACGACGGCAGAGATGCATCGATCCGGCTCTCAAAAAGGGATCGAACACTCGTTCCGAGTGGATGTTCCCAGCGCAGTCTCTGGCACGCCGAGTGATTTGCCGATTGCGCCGTACACGCTGGGCGCGTGGCTTGGCGATGGCTCTTCGCGCGGAGCGAACATTGCAATCGGAGATGCTGGATTAGGCGTTTTGCGGCGCATCGAGCAGGACGGCTACGAGACGCGACAGTGGACCACATCGTTGGGAAAGTGCGCGGTGTTCGGGCTCTATGTCCCAGGCTGTGACGGCAAAGGGACGGACAACTTTTACTCGCGCCTTCGTCGACTCTCATTGATTGGCAACAAGCACATTCCGGATTCCTACCTGCATGCATCTTGCGAGCAACGTCTGGATTTGTTGTGTGGACTTATGGACACCGATGGCACGTGCTCCACAAATGGCGCGTGCCAGATTACCCAGAAGAACGAGCGGCTAGCGCGCGAAATCTGGTCGCTGGCAAACTCACTGGGATTCAAGGCGAGCTGGCGAAGCAGGAGCGCCAGGGCACAGACCGGCGCACCCATGACTGTGTTTGTCGTAGCGTTCTATGCGGACGTGAAGCGGCCGGTCTTCACGCTTCCATACAAACTAGAGAGGCTAAAGGCATCGCTGGCTAGCCGATCGTCTGTGAACGCAATCGTTCGCATTGATCCCGTCGGCAAGCGTCTTGTGAAGTGCATTGGCGTTGATCATCCGAAGCACTTGTTCGTCTGCGGTCGTGGATATATCCCCACGCACAATACCGACAAGAAGCTCGAGTGGAAGGGCGGCGGCTTCCTGATCCCGTTCGGCGCACAGTCCGCCAACAAGCTCAGGTCGATCTCCATCCAGATGCTGCTGCGCGACGAGATCGACGGCTGGCCTGACATCGTCGGCAAGGATGGCGACCCGCTCAAGCTGGTCGGGGACCGGACTGCCGCCTACGAGCTGAGCCGGAAGATCCTCGACATCTCCACGCCGACCGTGAAGGGGTCGAGCAAGATCGAAAAGCGCTTCGCCGCCGGCGACCAGCGCTACTACTTCGTCTGCTGCCTCAAGTGCGGCTTCCCGCAGCGCTTGCGGTGGCGAAGCCTTGAAGAGGGCGGGGTCATCACAGGGATCGTATGGGAGACCGAGAGTGGGCGCCTCGTCCAGGAGTCGGTCCGTTGGTGCTGCTCGAACTGCCACGCGGCTCATACCAACGACGACAAGACGCGCCTGCTGTCTCCTGCCCACGGTGCGGAGTGGCGACCGACGGCGATCTCCTCGTCGCCCTTTCTTCGCAGCTACCATCTGAGCGCGCTCTACTCTCCCGTCGGGATGCAGTCGTGGGGTAGCTGCGTCGCGAAGTGGCTCGATGCGTGGGACTCCGAGCGTAACCGACCACGCGACACGCGACAGCTGCAGGTCTTCTACAACAACGTCCTGGGCGATCCCTTCGAGATTCGCGGCGAGCGGGTGCGCTTCGAGGCCGTCAGCGGGCATCGTCGCAGCTGGTACCTCTACTGCACACCAGACGACCCCACGACGCTCCCGAACCTGATCCCCAACACGACGTGCATGCGCTACTGCGGTAGCCCGGTTCTGTTCCTGACCGCGACCGTCGACGTGCACAGCGACAACCTGAAGGTCGCGGTCTGGGGCTGGTGCCGGGATCGGCGTGTGCTGCTGCTCGACTACTTCACCTTCGAAGGCGACACGGAGCAGATGGAGGCGCCGCCGTGGAAGGCCTTGCGCTCGCTGATCGAGGACAAGAGCTACGAGTCTGACGATGGGCATGCGTACGCGCTCGGGATCACGCTGGTCGACTCGGGCTACCGGACCGATCTGGTCTACCGCTTCTGCGCGGAGTACGAGTCTGGCGTCTTCCCCGTCAAGGGTCGCGAGGTCTCGCCACGAAACCAGCGCGACAAGGAGTTCTCGGAGTTCACAACTCCGACCGGGCAGCGTGCGTACGGCATCACGGTCGACTTCTACAAGGACCGCTGGTCTGCCGCGCTGAAGGTCGAGTGGGATCCGAGCCTCGGGATTCAGCCCGTGGGACACTTCAACGCACCGCAGAACGCGACCGACAAGCAGCTGCGCGAGCTGACGGCCGAGACGAAGGTGGCGCGCGTGGATGCCCGTACGGGGGAGCGGATCGGTTGGGAATGGCGCCGACCCAGTGGTGCTGCCAACGAACTCTGGGACCTGCTCGTCTACGGCAATGCCGCGGTGGACTTGGTCGCCTGGCACTACTGCCGGGACCAGCTCGAGCTCGAGCAAACGAACTGGCCCGCCTTTTGGGACGCGATGGTGGCGGACGTAACCGGGAGCGGGTGAGCCATGTACCTGGAGCAGTGGCAGATCGACCACTACAAGCGGCGGCAGCTGGCGATCGAAGCTGAGCTCGCGGCGCTCGACGCCTGCCTGCTCGCCTTCATCGCGAACCCGACGCAGTCCTACTCGCTCAACACTGGGCAGACCTCACAGCAGGTTACGCGTGCCAGCTTGCCTGCGCTGCGGGCCTGGCGTGACGGGCTACATGTCGAGCTTTTCGACCTGCTCGGGGCGCTGAACGCGTCGCCGCGCTCGCTCTACGTCCGTCCTGGCTTCTGAGGAACTATCCATGCTTGATCGACTTCGCGGACGACTCGCCCAAGCGCGCGAGCGGATCGGCAATGCGATCGACGTGGCACTCGGGCAGCCTCCGCGAATTACCCTCGATGCACTCAGCCCCTACTCCGGCTTTGGCTTCGGCGGCTTCTCGAGGTTCGACAACGGGTCGAAGTTCGAGGGCGGGTTCGGTGAGACTGAACTGCTCACCGCGGACTACTGGACGCTGCGCGCACGGTCGGCCCAGCTCTTCGAGACGAACCTCTACGCACGCGGTCTTCTGCGCCGGCTCGTGACGAACGAAATCACGACGGGGCTCCACCTCGAAGCAACCCCGCGAGAGAAGCTGCTTGGCAAGCCTGAAGACTCGCTCGCTGAGTGGGCAGAAGACGTCGAGACGCACTTCGAACTGTGGGGCGATGAGCCTTGGCTCTGCGACCACATGGAGCAGCAGACCTTCGGCGCGCTGCAAGTCCAGGCGCGACTGGAGGCCCTGATCGAGGGGGATGTCCTCGTCGTTCTTCGTCAGTTTCAGCCGACCCAGCTGCCTCGTGTGCAGCTGATTAAGGGCGGCATGGTGCAGACCCCCTACATGAGCGGCGACTTCAAGCTCGCCACTGGACACCGCATCCTGCACGGCGTCGAGCTCGACGCCCTCGACCGGCCGGTCGGTTACTGGGTCACCCAGCGCGACGGCACCTCGAAGCGGCTCCCGGCGTACGGCGAGAAGTCAGGGCGGCGCATCGCGTGGTTGCTCTACGGGACGGAGAAGCGGCTCGACGACGTGCGCGGGAAGCCGGTTCTCTCGCTCGTTCTGCAGTCGCTGCGCGAGATCGACCGCTACCGTGACGCCACGCAACGCAAGGCTGTGATCAACAGCATGCTGGCGATGTTCGTGAAGAAGACTGAGAAGGCAGGGACTGGCAGTCGCCCCATGCTCTCCGGTGCCACCCGCCGCGGGACCGTCGAAACTCCGGACGCGGCCGGCCAGCCGCCCCGGCGTTTCAACGTCGCCGAGATGATTCCCGGCCTGGTCCTCGACGAGCTCGCCTACGGGGAAGAGCCGCAGGGGTTCGCGCCAAACGGTACGGATGCGAAGTTCGGGGAGTTCGAAGAGGCGCTCATCCAGACCATCGCGTGGTCCTTCGAGATCCCCCCCGAGATCCTGCGGCTGGCGTTCAGCTCGAACTACTCCGCTAGCCAGGCGGCGATCAACGAGCTCAAGATCTACCTGAACAAGGTGCGCGTGTTCTTCGGCTGCAGCTTCACGCAGCCGATCTACGTGGAATGGCTGATCGCGATGGCGCTCACCGGCAAGGTGACGGCGCCCGGCCTCTTGGACGCATGGCGAGACGTGCGGCTCTACGACCTCTTCGCGTCGTGGGTCTCAGCGGACTGGTCGGGCAACATCAAGCCCGCCATGGACATGCTCAAGCAGGCCAAGGCCTACGACCAGATGATTTCCATGGGCGTGATCACGCGTGACCGTGCGACGCGAGAGCTGACGGGCACGAAGTTCTCTCAGAACGTGAAGAAGCTGCGCCTGGAGAACGAGGCGCTGGCGCGTGCGCGTGTTCCCATGCAGCAGTTCGACACGTCGTTCGCGCCTGCAGCACCCTCTCCCGATGACGACGCGGACGAAGGCAAAGGCGGCGAAGAAGAAGACGCCAGCATGTCTTCGCTTCGCGTCGTCTCCTAACACCCAGAGCGGGGCATTCATGACGAGCTGGTTATTGGACGAGGGCGCGCTGCGGACTCTGCGCGAAGCGCGCCGCCTACAGATGCGACCGAGCGACGCACAGGCTCTGGTCTTTCAAGAGCGCGTGCGGGAAGAGGCACGCGCGGAGCTGCCAAGTATCATGGAGGTCGCCGGGGCGACGGCCGAGATCCGTATCGAAGGGATTCTGACGAAGGCCCCCGACATCCTTGCCTTCTTCTTCGGGGGCGGAAACACGACCTACGCCGAGATCATCGCGAGCCTGGCGGTCGCGCAGAGTGATCCGTCGATTCGGAACATCGTTCTGTGGGTCGACAGTCCGGGCGGAAGTGTTGACGGTCTCTTCGAAGCCCTTGCGGCGATCGAGATGGCGCGCTCGCAGAAGGCGAAGTCGGTCAGCGTCAAGGCAGCCAATGCACTGAGCGCGGCCTATGGGATCGCGGCTGTCGCCGGCAAAATCGAGGCGCAGAATATCGGCGCTCGCTTCGGCTCGGTGGGTGCCGCCGCGACCTACCTCGTAGAAGACGACGTCGTGGAGATCACCAACACCGACAGTCCCGACAAGCGCCCCGACGTCACGACCGAAGAGGGCAAGGCTGTCGTGCGGCGCGAGCTCGACGCCATCTACGAGTTGTTTATCGACGCCATTGCGCGCGGTCGTGGACTGAGTCCTGACGAAGTCCGCGAGACCTTCGGGCGCGGCGCGACGCTGCTGGCTGGGGACGCAAAGAAGCGCCGCATGGTCGATTCGGTGCTGCGGCCTGTGCTGCGCGCCGTCGGAGCCGCTGCAGAGCAGCTACCCAATATAGAGACGATCGGGGCGCAGAGCGCCGTCGACGACCAGAAACAGGAGATCACGATGGATCTGCGCACATTGAAATCACAGCACCCTGACGTGTATCAGGCTGCCTTCGCGGAAGGCGAAGCGGCCGAGCGCGACCGTGTCGGCGCGCATCTGACCCTTGGTCGCACGGGTGGCGAAGAGGGCCTGACGATCGCGTATCAGGCGATCGAGAGCGGGGCGGCGCTCAACATGACCGCGAGCGCCCGCTACACCGCGCTCGCCCTAAACGCGCGCGATCGCGCCGTCCGGCAGAGCGACGATCGCCAGACCGCCAGCGCAGTCGATGCGCCGGCGCAGATCACGCCGCCGCCTGCGCCGAGCGCGCCGGCAGCGCAGCAGACAAGCACGAGTGCACCGGCGGGTGCATCAGCGGTCGTGCCCGATCTCGGCGACAAGGTCGTCGATATTCTTCGGGCGCGGCAGGGGAAGGCGGGACGCTAATGGCAACCATCGAAACGACCACGATCCGGTACGGCGGGTCGATCGCCCTCAAGGATGAGCAGTTCCGCGATGAGGTGATCACCTTTGCGGCAGCGGCGACGCTCCTCAAGGGGACTCTCCTTGGCCGCGTCACCGCGGGTGGCAAGCTCAAGGCATTCGCCACGGGCGCGAGCGACGGAAGCGAGAAGCCGGTCGCGGTGTTGACCTATGACGTCGTCGCAGTCGGCGCAGGCGATGTCCTGGCGCGACCGCTTATCAAGGGCGAGGTCAACCGTAATCGATTGATCATCGCAGCCGACGGCAACGGTAACAACCTCACCCCTGCCATTCTCGACCAGCTTCGCAACTACGGCATCACGCCGGTCGATGTGCAGCAAGTCGGGCAGACGGCCTAACCCACCCTTCCACTTCGAAGTCCGTCGGCGACCAACGTCGCGCTTCGCTGAACTGGTTCAGCGCGCGTGCTCGGTTCGGTGCGTCCGCAGGAGGTCTAGACATGAGCACCGAATCAACACAGCACCTGATCAGGATGTATGTGGAGCGGGCGAGCCCGGTCCTATTCCTGACGAGCTTCTTCGACAGCCCGCCGCAGAACTTCCACACGTCGGAGATGGTGTCGCTCGATATCATGCGCGACTCGGAAGAGGTCGCAATCGTCGTGCAGGACTTGAGTGCTGGGACGCGCGAGAACGAGCTCACGCTTTGGCAGAACAAAGGCTTCACGCCGCCCGTCTTCGATGAGTCTGCGACGATCACGTCCTACGACATGATTCGGCGCATGCCGGGCCAGGACATCTTCACCGATCCGAACTACCTCGCGAATGCCACGGAGCAGGCCTTTCAGGTATTTCGTAAGCTCGAGATGAAGATCCGTCGCTCGGTCGAGCTCATGGCTGCGCAGGTGCTGCAGACTGGAAAGCTGACCCTGACCGACAACGCGGGACGACCGCTTTTCGTGCTCGACTTCGGACCACGCACCGCGCACTTCCCGACCGCCAGCGCGGACTGGGGGGCCGGCTCGGACAATCCGCTCGCGGACATTCAGTCGCTGGCGGACCAGGTGCGGCGCGACGGTCGCGGGCTGCCGAATCGGCTGATCTTCGGAAAGCGTGCCTGGCGCGACTTCTTCGCGAAGAAGGAAGTGCGGGAGCTCTTCAATCTTCTGCGGATCAATGTTGGCAACATCGAGCCGCGGCAGGTTCCGGGCGGAGGCTCCTACAAGGGAACCATCTTCCTGGATAACTACGAGTACGAGCTGTACGTCTACGACGGAACCTACGTCGATCCCCAGACGAACATCGTCAAGGAGTACGTCGGCACGGACAGCGTGATCATGCTGTCCGAAGGGACACGGCTCGACCTCACCTGGGGCGGCATCCCGCTGCTTCGTCCGCCGATCGCGCCTGCGCTCGAGTTTCTTCCGCCGCGCATCTCCGACGGCGCCTCGAAGCTGGACCTGACCGTCAACGCCTACTTCACGCCCGACGGCAAGCACTTGAAGCTCGAGGCGGGCACTCGCCCCCTCACGATCCCAACTGCGATCGACACGTTCGGTTGCCTCAAGACAAGGGTGTAAGGCGAGACCATGGCAAACAAGCAAGACAAGCAGTTGGTCGATCAGATCAATCAGCTCGCGGGAACCCTGCAGATCTCCGCGCCCGACCTGACGAACCAGAGCACGCAGCAACTCGAAGACACGCTCGCCGCGCTGCAGAAGCTCAAGGCCGAGCGCGACGGGGGCGGCACGCAGGGTACGTCGGGCGGCGCGCAGACGACCGATCCGGCCCAGTCGAAGTCCCTCCCAAGCTCCGAGCCTGGAGAGATCGCGCCCATCCCCGGGCAGGTCGCGGGCAAGGACAAGCCCGAGCCCTCCGCGAGTGGTTACCGGGTCGCACCAGGGAAGTCGCTCACGGGCGCCCGGGGTGACCTGCATGATGCGGGCGCCGAGATCGGCGAGAAGGACGTCGCCGGCGGGGCCGAGCGGCTTACGGAGCTCGAGAAGCTCGGATACGTCGTCAAGACCGAGAAGAAGTCCAGCGAGCCTGCGCAGCCCGCTGAGTCCGGACAGTCGCCTGGTGGCGGCACGTCCTCGCCCACGGGGTGAGTGAGCCTGCGCCTACTCGCGATCGCCGACCACGCGGCGATCCTTTCCGATGTGACGGCGTTCGCCACCGCGATCACCGTGACCAATCCCGCCGGCGTGAGCGTGACGCTTGCCGGGTTGGCGTCGGACGTCGGCGAGGTCGTGGACCCGGAGACGGGATTGGGAATCATGGGGCGACGCGTGACAGTGCAGCTGTTGCCCGCGGTGCTCGCACCTCTCGGCGAAGTGCGTGCCGTCTCGGAGGGGTCGTCCAAACCGTGGACGGTACGCTTTGCAGACGCGCACGGCGTCGAGCGCACGTACAAGGTGATCGAGGTGCTGCCAGACAACGATCTCGGGAGCGTCCGGTGCGTCGGCGAAGTCTACAAGAGCGGGTGAGCTGATGCTGGCTCCCAAGCTCACCGAGCTCGTCGACAAGGTCGACGTGTTCGAGCTGGTGCGAGATCAGATCGGAGCCCTGCTCTTGATCGAGACCGAGCAGCAGCAGCTCCTCGCCACCGCAGCCGCGCGCGACCCCACGCCTTGGGATCTGCGCGTGTACACGGAGCGGACCAACCCCTTCGGCGAGTTCGTTGACCTGGTCGAAGGGGAGGACCCACCTCGTCCCATCGTCAACGTCAGCTACTCGGGCTCGACCTACATCAAGTCGTCGTCCAACGTGGTCGAGCGTCAACGCGCGGACTCGACCTACTTCATCGACTGCTACGCAGTTGCTGTAAGCCAGGACGTCGCCGGGGGCGGGCACCGTCCAGGCGACGAGCTCGCCGCCCTCGAGGTGCAACGGGTCATCCGGCTCGTCCGGAACTACTTGATGAGTGCCGAGTACACCTATCTCGGGCTGCGCGGCACGGTTGGCGGACGCTGGATCGCCTCGATCGAAACGATGGATCCGCAGCTCGATGCGCTGCAGGTACAGCGGGTCGGCGCAGCGCGGATCACGCTCACCGTCGACCATTCCGAGTACTCGCCGCAGGTCCGCGGCGAGCCGCTCGAACTGCTCTCCCTCAACGTGCGACGCGCGGCGGACGGCGAGCTTTCCTATTTCACCGCGACCTTCCCGGGAGTCTGAACCCATGACCATCGACGCATCCGCCGTTGCCCGTGTGCTCGGCATTGAGACGACCTACAAGGACTTGCGCGAAGGCGCGGTGCTCTACCTGCCGCAGCGGATTGCCGTGATCGCGCAGGGCGCAACCGACGCAGCCTATGGCTCGACGAAGTTCGCGGCGCGCACCGCCGGCGAGGTGGGGAGCAAAGTGGGGTACGGCTCGCCCGCACACCTCGCGATGCTTCAGCTGCAACCGATCAATGGCGACGGAGTCGGCACGGTGCCCGTGACGGTCTATCCGCTGCAGCAAGCGGCCGGCGCAACTGAAGCTACGGGAGACATCACGGCCCTAGGAACCCAGACCCGCGCGGCCAGCTATCGCGTGAAGGTTGGCGGGATTCGCTCGTCGAGCTTCACGATCCCTGTAGGTGCGTCGGTCTCGGACATTCTGGGATCGGTGATGGTCGCGATTCAGTCGGTGCTGGAGATGCCTGTGACGGTCCTGCCGACCTACGGGGCGGCGGCTTCCACGCCAGGCACGAACACGGGAAACGGCACCGTGACCGCGCTGTCGGTTGTCGGGACACCCCGTCCTGGCTCCTACAAGCTGGCTGTGACTGGAGCCATATCGGATGGGGGCAAGTTCGTACTGAGCGACCCGGACGGGATTGCGGTCTCGTCGGTCACGCTAACACCTGCACCCGGCGGAACGACCGAGGTCGACGCGGCGGGGCTGCAGTTCACGGTCACCGATGGCACGACGGACTTCGTGGTCGGGGACAACTTCACGATCGAAGTGCCTGCGACGAAGCTCGACCTCACCTCGAAGTGGAAGGGGTCGAGCGCCAATGCCATCCGCTTGTCGGTGGAAGGGGAGTCCTACGGCGTCTCGTTCGCCTTCACGCAGCCCTCGGGCGGCGCGGGGAACCCCTCGGTGGCGAGTGCGCTCGGGCAGATCGTGGACGTGTGGGAGACCCTCATCCTGAATGGCCTCGACGTCACGGACACAGAGGCGCTCGACGAGCTCGCGACCTTCGGCGAACAGCGATGGGGCGAGCTCGTCCGCAAGCCCTTCGTGTCGTTCGTCGGCACAACCGCGGCCGCCGTCGCCGAAGCCACCGCCGTCTCGGCAGGTCGACGGACGGATCGGGTCAACGCGCAGATCGTGTCGCCAGGGGCCGAAGATCTCCCCGTCGTGGTTGCTGCGCGGGCGCTCGCGCGCATCGCACGGATCGCGAACAACAATCCACCGCGCGACTATGGTTCGCAGCGCCTGACGGGACTAACGCCCGGCCCTGACGGTGCACAGTGGGACTATCGGACGCGCGACATGGCCGTGAAGAACGGCTCGTCGACGATCGAGATCAAGGACGGGATCGTCTGCCTGTCCGATGTCGTCACGTTCTACCGTCCGACGGGCGAAGAGCCGCCCGGCTTTCGGTACGTGTGCGACATCGTCAAGCTGCAGAACATCATCTTCAACCTTTCGCTCATCTTCGAGAATGAAGACTGGGACGGGGCGCCGCTCGTGCCCAACGATCAGCCCGTCGTCAACTACGCAGCACGTAAGCCGAAGGACGCCGTTGCCGCTGCGAATGCGCTGATCGACTCGCTCGGGCTGTACGCGTTTCTGTCGGACCCTGCGTCGGCCAAGAAGAAGACGACCGCGTCGATCAACGCGATGAACCCGAAGCGACTTGACCTTCGGCTGATCGTGCAGCTCTCGGGCAACACGGTCCAGAAGGGAATCGAGCTTGGGTTCGGCTTCTACTTCGGAGCGAGCGCAGCAGCGTAACCCCACGACGCGGGCGCGCTGTCCGCAGGAGAGATGGACATGTCGACTGGCGGAAGCATCGAATCAGTGTCGATTCGCGGGCGCAACTTCAGCGTCGCGGCCGATGCGGACGTCGCGCGTAAGCTCGGCGGCTTCGAGAACGAGTTGCAGATGAACGGCGACAGCACCGCGCGGGTGATCAAGACGCGCACCGGCTGGTCGCTGAGTGGTGTCGTGATCGACGTCAACGACCTGCGGGCCGACCAAGAGTTTCTGCAGGAGCTGCAGAACGGGAGACGTGCCGACATCGACGGCTTTTACGCCATCGCGATCACCTACGCCTCGGGCGCCGTGTATTCGGGGCGCGGCACCGTCGTCGACGCCGTCGAATACGCGTCGCAGGCGTCCACCGCGGGGCTGTCGCTTGCGGGGCCCGGAGAGCTGACCAAGCAGTAGGAATGAGGGGGGAGGCATGGAATCAGCGAAGGTGCTCGACCTGGCGCGTGGGGTCGCACGCGAGGTCGCCGAAGCCGAGTTCGAGCGTTTCTGCGAAGCGATGGACTTGGACATCGACGCGTCACGCATGGACGCGGACGACATCAAGGGCTTCGAAGAGGTCAAAGCCGTGATCGTGCGCGCGATCGAGCGGCAGCATGTCGTCATCGATGATCGCGGCCAGCCCGTCTTCACGCCGCAGTCAGGCGACGGTCGGGCGATCACCTTCTACGAGCCAACCGGCGCCACCTTCATGGCGACCGATGCGCACAAGAAGGGGCATGACGTGGCGAAGATGATCGCAGTCCTGGCGGACATGACACGGACCGACGCCAAGACGTTCGCGAAGCTGGCGAGTCGCGACTTCAAGGTGTGTCAGACGTTTGTGAAACTTTTTTTGGGCTGAGCGTCTCGACCCCGCTCGTGCGCGGCGGCGAAGACGCAAGGCTACACGCCCTACGCGGCGAACCTGGGCACACGCTCCTGCCCGTCTACGGTGAGATGCTGCTGCAGGTCTGCCGCGACTACCCGGGCGTCCCTGATCCACGCACGCTGACCATGGCCGAGATCCGCTTCTTCTATTCGGGGCTGCGGGCCGAGCTGAAGAAACACACCAAGCCGTCGGGTGGCCCCGTGGCGCGTCGACCCATTGCTCGTCGCCGAAAGTAAGGTGGTTCATGGCTGGTCGCTTCAGCGTCGATGCGGTGTTCCGCGCGATCGACAAGATGACTGCGCCAATCACGAAGATGCAGTCACGCATGGAGCGCTTCACGAAGGCGACCGAGATGAGCTTCAAGCAGCTCGACGGCGTGGCGGACAAGTGGATTGGTGGGCTGAAGAATGCCGGGATCGGCGCCGCCGCGGCTGTTGCTGGTGTGGGCGCCACGCTCTGGGCGGCGGCGCAGCCGGGGCTGGAGTTTGACCAGGCTATGGCGAACCTCGGGGCGACGTCACTCCAGACACGCAACCAGCTCGGGGCGCTCGAGAAGGCAGCCAAGAAGCTTGGCGCCGAGACACAGTTCAGCTCGACCGACGTCGTGCATGCCATGGAGCAGATGAGCAAGGCGGGGCTTGATGAGCAGAAGATCCTGGCCGCGATTCCCGGCATGGTCTACGCGGCGTCCGCCGCCGGCGAGGACCTTGCAGAGACGACTGCAGCCGTCACGCACGTCATGAAGGGCATGGGACTCGAAGCGAGCCAAGCCGAGTCCCTCGCGGATGCGATGGCGCTCGCAAGCGTGAAGACCGACAGCAGCATGTCTTCCCTTGCGGAGAGCATGTCGAAGCTCGCCCCAACTGCGAAGCAGTTCGGGATTCACGTGAACGACGCGCTTGCGATGGCGGCGCTCTTGCAGGACGTGGGCATCGATGCGTCCGAGGCTGGCACGGCGGTTGCCACCATGCTGACCAAGCTCAGCGACCCGACGGATGAAGCGCGCGGCAAGATGAAGAAGTTCGGGATCTCCTTTCAAGATGCAGCCGGCAACATGAAGAGCCCGGTGGAAGTCTTGAAGGCGTTCACGCAGGCCGCGAAGGGTGCAGGCGGCAACATGGCGCAGGCAGCTTTCTTCGCGGAGCTGGTCGGCATGCGTGGACAGCGCGCCGCGATCAATTTGAAGGACGCGCTGGGAAAGGCGAGCGGAGGCTATCTCGACCTGCAAGACGCGCTGTCCAAGTCTTCAGGCACCGCCGAGAAGATGGCGAAGATCCGCATGAATACTCTCGGCGGCGACATCGACCGTCTCAAGGAAGGCTTCAACACCTTTTTGATCGATGTCTATGCGCTTCAGAGTGGCCCGTTGCGCAAGGTCATCCAGCAGATGGACGCCTGGCTCAGCAAGAACCAAGCGGCGATTGTCGAAGGCATCGGGAACGCCTTCAAGTGGATCGCGGACAACCTCGACACCATCCTTGCATGGGCGGGTCGGATCGCGCGCTTCATCGCGGTCATCACGGCGGTCGCAGTGGCGATCAAGCTGGTGACCGCTGCGGTGTGGTTGCTGAGTGCGACGCCCCTCACGATCTGGCTCGTCGCGATCACGGCAGCGCTTGCCCTCATCGTCGCGTTCTGGCCGGATATCGTCGCCTTCTTCGCGGCGATCTGGCAAGGCGTGGTCGACATGGCCGGCTTCATCGTCGAGAAAGTGGTGGGGGTATTCAGCGCTCTCTGGGGTGTCTTGAAACCTATCCTGATGGGCTATTTCGAATTCATCGTCGGCATGGTTGTGTTGATCTGGAAGCCAATCCTGGACCCGCTCTTCCAGATCTTGGCGACGGTCGGTGGTTTCCTGTACGACCGCGTGATCGATCCTGTCTTCGAGGCGTTTCGCTGGCTTTGGGATCAAGTCACAGCAGTTGCGAGCGTGGCATTTGACGCCGTCCTGGCGGTCGGCAAGGTCTGGTACGAGGGATTCACGACGATCTGGGGCGCGCTGACGGGCTTCTTTTCGAAGCTCTGGGCGGGCATTGCCGGCATCTTCGAGAGCGTGCTCGCTCCGATCTTCGACAAGATCACGTGGGCCGTGGACAAGGTGCGCGCGCTTGGGCGCTCGGTCCTCGGGACGGACGAAGAGCCCGGCGAAGGGACGAGTCCACCCACGACGGGGCCGCAAGTCGTCAGCCCCGCCGACCGTGTTGCCCGCTCGATCAGCGAAACCACCACGACCAACCAGAGCGAGCTCGTGATTCGCGACCAGACCGGCAAGGCCAGCTTCTCGAAGCATTCGCCGGGCGCCAACATGAGCCTTTCGCTCGCGCGGTCAGGCAGCTTCTAGTGGCCTGGCAGGATCGCGTGCGTGAGGGGGCCTATACGCCTCCGAGCGGAATCCGGATGACCTTCCTCTACGAGGACGTCTCGCGCGAGACCGACAAGCGCACCGCGCTGTTTCAGTTCCCGGGTGTCGACGGCGGCTATGTCCAGGACAACGGGTATGGCGTCCGGCGCTACCCGCTGCGCTGCTTCTTCACCGGCGAGAGCCATGACCTGGCGGCGACCGCGTTCGAGGTTGGGCTGCTCGAGCGTGGGATTGGTCGACTCGACCACCCCTTCTACGGCTCCTTCGACGCGATCCCCTACGGCACGATCACGCGGCGGGACGACCTCAAGACGGGCGCGAATCAGTCGATCGTGGAGGTCACCTTCTTCGCTACGCTGGAGGCGCTCTACCCGTCCGGGCTTGCGAGTCCGCGCAACGAGCTGCTCGCCGCGCTCGACGCGGTGGACCTTGCCAGCTCCGAAGAGTTTGCGGAGCAGGTCGACTCGAAGACGGCGGCCGCGCGCGCTGTGACGAAGTCGACCTCGCGCGATCTGGTTCGGCTTGTCGCTGATGCCATGGGCGGCGCAGCGGACGCAGTGACCGCCGCCGATACGGCCTTTCGGGACGCGCAGAGTGCGATCAACTACGGGATCGATCTGCTGGTCGGGCAGCCCCTGCAGCTCGCGCAGCAGGTGATCAATCTGCTGCAGGCTCCGGCCCGCGCCGCAGTGGGAATTGAGATGCGGCTCGCGGGCTATCGCGACCTGGCGGAGCGAATCTTCGCCCGCGCGACCCTCGACACCTTCACGAGCCCGGTGCTTGCGGATCGTCAACTGCGGCTGGCGAACGACTTTCGGACGTCGGACTTCTTCGCGCAGCAAGCTGTCGGCGGTAGTCTGCGGACCGTCTACGAGACCCGCTTCGAAGCAAAGCCCGCCGCGCTGAACGCCGCTGAGGAAGTGCTCATGCAGTTCCGGCAGCTCGTCGCCTGGCGCGAGTATGCGGTCGTCTTCCTCGGCCTCCCTGATCCGGGCCGGGCGCAGCAGGCGCTACAGCATGGGACGGCGCGCGCCGTTGGGTACCTCATCGAGGCGAGCTTTGCGCTGGCCACGGAGCGGCGACTCGTGCTCGACCGGCCGCGAACGATCATCGACGTGGCGGCAGAGGTCTACGGCGCAGTCGATAGCCGGCTCGATTCCCTGATCAGCACGAACGAGCTTTCCGGTTCGGAGATACTCGAGCTGCCGGCGGGGGCGTCGATTGCCTACTACACGTGAGCTCGACGAAGTCGGGATCGAGATCGGTGGCAAGACCTGGCGCGCCTGGGACGACCTCGAAGTTCATCTTGGACTCGATAGCCACCCGAGCGTGGGCTTTGCCGCGCCGTTCGAGCACACCCGGCTCGAGATGCGCGACGCCTTCCGGCCATGCTCGTTTACGCCGCTCTCGTGCACGCTTGGGGGCGTCCCGCTGTTTGCTGGCCTGCTGGTCGGAGTCACTCCGCATGCCGCGGCAGACTCGACCACGGTCAGTTGCAGCGCCTACTCGAGGGCAGCTCTACTCGAAGACGTTAACCTGCCGGGGAACCTCGTTCCGTTCGAGACGGCCGGGCTGACGCTCAGGCAGATCGCGCAGCGACTGGCGGGAATCTACGGGGTTGGTGTCGACATGCGCGCGCCCGAGGGGCAGGCGTTTCGCAAGGTCAACACGAAGAGGAAGCGCTCGCGCGTGGATACGAAGGTCGACCACGACACGAAGGTCGACGACTTCCTGGTCGAGCTCGCCAAGCAGCGCGGCGTCGTGCGAAGCAGTAACGCGCGCGGGGACCTACTGCTCTGGCAGAGCGTCAAGCCGGGCAAGCCTGTCGCACGTCTGCGTGAGGGCGAGGCGGGGATAGTGGAAGTGACGGCAACGTTCAGCCCGCAGGAGTACTACAGCGAGATCACCGGCTTCACGACGGCCAAGCGGGGAACGACGGGCTCGAAGTACACGCAGCGAAATGATCGACTCGCGGGGACGATCCTGCGCTCACTGTCGTTCACGCTCGATGACGTGGAAAAGGGCGACGCGCCTGCTGCCGTTCGCGCGAAGATGGCAAGGATGTTCGCGAATGCCGTCACGTACGTCGTGCAGCTTCCCAGCTGGCGTGATCCAAGCGGCAGGCTGTGGGAGCCGAACACCACGATCACGCTGCTCGCACCGCGGGCCATGGTCTACAGCGAAATGGAGCTGCTCGTGCGAGATGTCTACTTGAAGGAGAGCGAAGGTGAGCGCACCGCGTCGCTCGGGCTCGTGCTTCCAGGTGCTTTCAGTGGCGAAGCCCCACCTCGCATGCCGTGGGAAGAGGCATGAGCCGCGTCGCCTATCTCCTATCGTTCGATCGCGTGATCGAAGACGGGGCCCACGGAGCCGACGTGAAGTGCGATCCCGATGGAGGCAACATCGTCACGGCGCCGCACTTCGCCGACCCGGGTGACGACTCCGCCCCGCTGCCCGGGGATTACGTCGCGCTCGACGAATCAAGTGGGTCGGGAGGCGAGCACGCCACGGGTTACGCCGACGTGCGGAACGCTGGCAAGGCGGGTCCGGGCGAGAAGCGCCTGTACGCGCGCAAAGCGGATGGCGCGCCGGTCGTGGAGATCTGGTTGCACTCGGACGGCTCGGTCGTGATCGAGAACGCTTCGGCCATGTTCGAGATGAACGCGGACGGTAGCTTCAAAATCAGCGGCCGCGACGTCGTGATCAATGGCGTGAAGTTTACGGCAGCCGGCTCGATTGAAGCGCCGGGCGACGTGACTGCGATGACGGCTGGGCCCGTGAGCGTGACCCTCGCATCGCACGTGCACGCGACCGCCGCGCTCGGGACTCCATCCTCGGCGATCCCACCACCCGTACCCAAGCCTCCGGGGCCCTGACCATGGCATTCGTCTACACAACCAACGTCCTCTTGCCCGCACTTGAGGACAAGCTCGGGCACGTTCTGATCGCGCTCAAGAACGCGCTCGTGGCGAGCGGCCGCTGGCGCGTCCGTGGCTCGGGCGATGGCAAGGCTGCATTCCAGCTCGACGGACAGACAGCAGGACCGAGCTTCGACGTCTTCACCGCGAGCCCTGCCTGGTCGCAAGACGCGACCGCCTACAACGCCGTCCGCAACAACTCGATCACGCAGCCGCGTGCCTGGCTCTTGCTGGAAGAGATCGCCAGCGGTCGCGTCCTCCTGATCCAGCGCAGCAGCGCCACCAGCAACAGCGACGCGGGCGCGTGCGCGGCGATTGCCGTCGCGACCGGCGTGGCCACCACGGGCGCATCCGCGCTCGCTCCGCCAGCCTTGACCGGCAACGTGGGGTTTCTGGCCGGCACCCTCTGGAACGGCAGCAGCGGCAGCTTCGCGGAGCTGGCGACGGGCAACCAGGGCGACTTCGGCATCAACTCCACGCAGCAGTTCTGGCTGCAGATTGCCGTCGAGAACACGTCGCGCGCGGGCAACGTCGCGCCGTGGTTTTTCAGCGTCTGGAATCGCACCACGAACGCGCCCTGCACAGGCGGTCTGTGGGAGTCGCTGACCGATGTCGATGTGGGAGTCACGCATCCCCTTGCCTGCGCGTTCGGCTCCTGGCCTCGCGTCTGGGGCACGGTCGGCAACGGCACCACCGGAGCTCTCTCTTCAGGCGGCTGGCGTGGTGGAGACACGCTCGCAGCGTGCACGCTCGGCTACAGCCAGAACGCCGGCATCGGCGCAACCCCGCCCTTCTACCAGCAGCCCGGCAACGATGGGCGCTTCCGCACCGAGCGCCCTTGGCTGCTGGTGCCCTCGATCGGGAGCCGGCACATCGGACGCTTGGAGCACGCCTTCATGAATAAGGTGGCGAGAGAATATCCGACCACCTACGACCTGGCAGGAGCAGCGCCGCGCCTGACGCTCGGCCACTTGATCATGCCGTGGACGGCGGTCGCGCCGGAAAGCTCGCCGTAAGATGGCGGACTTCGTCGATAGCGTCTTCGCGCCAGCAGACGAGCTGTGGCTGCCGCGCATGGACGTCGCGTCGAATCTGACCAGCGCCATCTTCGAGGACGACCCCTGGCTCTCGCTGCGTCCTGACGACGCCCTCAGCGGCATCGACCAGCAGCCGCCTCTACTGACGATCATTCCCCCGAGCGGTAGTGCGCTCGCGCCGGGCGAGACGATCACGATCGAAGCCACTGACGATCGAGTCCTTGCGATTGTCACGGTCTATGCGGGTGATCGCGTCATCTACGATGGTGCGCGCTTTTCGACTGACTATCTGTCGAGCGTTCGAACGATCCTCACGGACGGAGTCCGACTGCAGGTCCGGCGCACGGGCGGCTGGAAAGGTACTGTCACGATCGACGCTGCCGTGATCGATAGTGGCGGGACCCTTCGGCGGGTTGTGACGGTCTACAATCCCCCATCGACGCTTCAGCCAGGAATCAACTCACTCTCGAGACGGGCCACCGGATTCACCGACGTGCGTCTTTTCCACGCGCAGGACGGTGGGGAAATCGAGCTTATCGGCGGCGAGCCGGTCATGGTCGCAGGGCTGGAGACAGCCGCCTATCTCTCGCTCTTCGGCGGGAACGAATCAGACAGTGGCCTGCCTGGCGACGATCTCAAGCAATGGTGGGGTAACTTCGGCGAGGCTGAGCCAGCCCGACGCTATCGCAGCGAGACGCAGCACTTGCTGGCGACCTTGCCGCCCACGACGGGCAACCTCCGCCGCCTGGAGTTTGCCGTCCGCAACGATCTCGCCTGGCTGATTGCGCGCAAGCGCGTGGCGTCGGTCGATGTGCGGGCGAGCATGCCTGCGCGGAACCGCGTGCAGCTCGCGGTATGGTGCGCACTTGTGCCGGGTGAGCAGACGATCACGTTCGCGCACGATCAGGCCTGGGGTGGATGATGAGCCAGCCGATCCCGACGACGCAGCAGCTCGCAGACGACTACATCGCGCAGGTCGACGCGTCGGTCGAGCAGAGCACGCCGTTTCTGGACAAGGCCTACACGCGTGTCGTCGCCAAGGTGCAGGCGGGCATGAACGTGCTGCTCTACAAGTACGCGAGCTGGATCGTGCTCCAGATCTTCGTGTCGACCGCGAGCATGCGCGAGACGGAGATTCTCGGGAGGATGGTTCGTCCGCTCGTCGAGTGGGGTCGCCTGATCGGCGTGGGGGATCCGATCGCTGCGACTCGCGCCGAGCTGCAGGTCGCAATCAAGGTGCAGCGCGAGAGCGCAACACCGCTGTCGGCTGGCGCGCAGCTCATCTATCCGGCCACGGGTGTCGTCTATGTGACGACTGCGCCCGTGCTGCTGGACGCTGCCTCCGTGGTCGCCACGGTGCGCGCGTCGAGCGATCAGCAGGGCGGCCATGGGGAAGGGACGATCGGCAACGTGCTGGCCGGCGCCACCCTGCAGTTCGCCAATCCCCTACCGAACGTGGCGCGGGACGTGGCTGTCGTCGCCCAGGTCGTCACAGGTGCCAACGCGGAGAGTGAAGCAGCCTATCGAGGTCGGGTGATCCGACGCTGCCAGCGCAAGCCCCAGGGAGGCGCCGTGGCGGACTATGCCGTCTGGGCAGAAGAGGCGGCGGGCATCACGCACGCGTACGTCTATCGGGGCGCACCGGGCGAGGTCGATGTGTACGTCGAAGCGACTCCCGAGAGCTCGGGCAGCGAGGACGGGGTACCCACGGTCGCGCAACGCAGCGCCGTCGACGAGCTCATCCAGCTCGACGTTGCGGGCAAGGCCACGCGGCGCCCCGTCGGCGCCGCGGTCAACATCCTGCCGATCAGGCGCGCAGCCTTCGACGTGCGCGTGACCGGCCTTGAGGGCGACGTAAGTACTAGACAGTCGATCGAAGACGCGCTCGACGAGTACCTACGGACGCGTGAGCCTTTCATCACGGGGCTGTCGATTCTGCCGCGCGCCGATCGCGTCACGCTCGCGGCGGTCTCGGGGATTGTCGACGATGTGGCGAGCTCGCTCGGCGGGTCAGTCGCGTCGGTCACCCTGTCGTTCGCCAACGAGGCGATCCCCGCATACACGCTCGGGCAAGGCGAGAAGGCCAAGCTCGGATCGATCATTTTCGTCTGACCGAGGTTCGCTCGTGGCCATCATTCCCAAGTCGAAGTACCCGGCACAGACCGAAGTCAACGACCCCGGCTACCCGAATGGCAAGGCGCGGAACGTAGGGACGCCTGGTGATGGCAGCGGGACGCCCTGGGAAGCGGACCTGGTCAACGACCTCTGGGGGTTTCAGCAGGCCCTGCTCGCCGCAGGCGGCTTGGCTCCATCGAACACGCCCGATAAGGTTGGCGCGTCGCAGTACCTGACCGCGGTCAACAACATCGTCAGGGCCGCGACTAGCCTGCTCGCGGGAACGCTGTATCAGACCGTCAGCTTTCTGGAAAAGTCCTATCAGTGGAAGGGGAGCCACGGCTTTGCGGAGAGCGTCGGCGTGTTCGATGCGTTCGTCGTCGGTGGCGACACGAACGAAATCACCTACGGAGATGACCTTGGCAGCGCGCGACCGCGCCTACGGACCAGGATGCTGCCGATTCTGAATGGGAGGGAGGGACTACAATCCGCGCAATGGAGCCACCTCGCCATTCTCGGCAATCCATCATCGATAGTGTCCGTGGTCGACAACGCAGTATTGGTCTTGAGCTTCAACCTGCCGCATGAATCAAAACTAACTCGTGTCCGAGTTGCGCTAAGCGATGGGCACGGCGCCGCATTCGACGTCCAGGCGAATCAGATTCGGACAGCACTCAGCCCGCCCTACCAAAACGCAGGGACCACCCTGGGAACAGACACGCAGACATTCGCAGCAGACGGGCTCATTTCGATTGATACGAGCGCGACGGCGCTTCTCACGAATGGCGCGCAGGACGTGTTTCAGGTGACTCTGGTTGCCCATGCAGCCGCGCAAGCGATTACATTCTGCGAAGTGCAGTTCGCCGATCCAGGGCCCCGGAACTTTTGATGTGCTGCGGCAGGTTCGACCTGACCTTCGTGACCGTGCCGCGCAGATCGAAGTGCAGCTTGAGGGATGTGTTTTCGATCGCGACCATGGAATCGCGCTGATCCTTCTCGGCGTCGAAGTGCTCGAGCGCGCGGGCTTCGGACTGCCCGCGATTAATGTTCTGTTCGAGCAGATGATGGCAGTGCCTACCGAGGTCGACCCACGGACCGACACGCGAGGCACGTAAGGTGTAGGCGCACGAGAGAGGTTGCTGATGCTCTTCTTCCGGATCTACCAGCACCTCCTACCGCAGGCGACCGCCTGGCGGCTGACGATCGAGACCACTCTCCGGCGGTACTGGCTCGGGCTGTCGGCCGCGCCGGCGGACGTCCGGGCGCACCTTGACCAGACGTGGCGCGGGATCTTCCCGGATGCGACCGACGAGCTCGCGCTGTGGGAGCGGCAGTTCGGGCTGCTGCCTGCGGCGACCGAAGCGGATCGACGGCTGCAGCTTGCCGTGACGTGGGCGGCACAGGGTGGGCAGTCCCCGAGCTATCTCGAGGGGCTCGTCCGATCGGCGGGCTTCGACGTCTACCTCTACGAGTGGTGGACATCGGGCCCGCCGTACATGGCACGTGACCCTCGCACATACACGACGCAGCCGGAGATCGGGACCGTCCAGTGTGGCGAACCGCTCGCGCAGTGCACGGCGGCCGAGATGCTGCCGCCCGACCCGCTGCCCGACGGAGTCACGCTGTCGGATCTGTACCCGCAGTGCAATCGCTTCCTACGGAACGAGCCAGGGTACCTGGTCAACGACAACCTCACACCGAATGCGCCGCCCGGTGTCCCCGACGACCCCGATGCGTGGCCCTACTTTGTCTACTGGTCGGGCTCGCCGATCAGCGTGAAGGCGCAGGTCCCTGCAACTCGTCGTGCGGAGCTCGAGCGCATGCTGCTGAAGTACTGCCCTGAGCACTGCTGGATCGTGACCCACGTCGACTACGTCTAAGGGGAAACCATGGCCAATGAACGCAGCTCGATCCGAATCGGACCCTTTCATCTCGGCTCGGGTGGGCCGAACCAAGCTCTTGCGAGCGCGGAGAGCTTCTCGATTCCGAGCAGTGGGCAGCTCACGGTGCAGTGCGTGGTCTATGACAGCACAGGTGGCAAGACGGCCGCGCCGACCGACGGGCCAGCGGGGACCTTTCAGCTGTGGATCAGCGGCGACGACAAGGAACCGTTCACCCGCGTCACCGAAGCGGACGGGGCGGAGGGTCTTGGTCGCTTTTCGCTGACTGGGAACAACGTGCTGTTGAATGCACTGGTCAACTTCGAGAACGTGCCAGGTGTCCGCGCCAAGCTGCTTTTTGTCCGCACCGCAGGTGGCGCCGCGGGCGCGAATGCACGGTGTCAATTTTTGATCTCGAGAGGCTGATCCATCATGCCGAATCTCGCGAAGAACCTCGCTGCCCCGAGTGGTACCAGCACCGGCGGCGGGGGGGCGGTTGATTCCGTCTTTGGTCGCACTGGCGTTGTGCTGCCGGTAGCAAACGACTACGCCGCGTCGGAAGTTCGAAACGACTCGGGGGTGGATGGCAACACGGTTGCCGAGGCCCTTGCAGCGCTAGCAGCGACAAGTGGGGATGGCACTGGCGCCAGCTCTTCGGACGACATCACCAATGAGTCCGATGTCGTCGGCGCGACGGTCACTCTCGCGCTCAATACCTTGAACGCAGACATCGCGTCTGCAGTTGTCGGCGGCAACGTCGGGTCCGATGCCGTCGCCAACGAATCGACTGTCACGGGGACGACCGTCTCGGATGCTCTGGAGTCACTAAAGACGAGTATTGGTACCACTGGCGGCAGTAGTAGCTCCGACGACGTCTCGAATGAGTCGGCCGTCACGGGCGCGACGGTGACTGTAGCACTCAACACGCTCAACGCGCGACCGGCTGGTGGCGAAGTCAACCAGGCAGTCAACACCTCCCTCGTAACCGCTGGCCAGGCGTCAATTATCAGCGGCAAGGTCGGCACGGACCTCGTCTTTAAAAAGCTGCGCCGAGGTGCCAACATCATCTTTGACGCCATCCCCGATGAAGTGATGATCGGCGCCGCGATCATCGCGGGCCGCACCCTCGCCATCACGCTGACCGGGCCAATGGACGCCGACTCCAGCGGGTCAGTGGTGGACGTGTCCGCCATTGCCTTCAGCGCGGCTACTCCGCAAACCGTGCTTGGCTTGGCGAGTCCTGGCCCCGACGGATACGTCCGCACTTACCTCGTCTACAACCCCGGCAACGTGCCGATCACGCTGAAGCACTCGGCCTCGACTTATGGCGCAGGCTCAAGCTTCGCGGGTCCCGGCAACGCGGACTATTTGCTGAAGCCGAATGCCGTCGTCATTGTCACGAAGGCTGACCAGGTCACGCCGTTCGTGATCCGTCCGCTCGCCACGCAGGCGGATCTCGTGGTGCCGGTGCCGAGCGTGTTCGGCCGGACCGGCGCGGTGGTTCCCGTCGCAGATGACTACCTCGCATCGCAAATCAAAAATGATGCTGGCTTTGGTGGCGCCACGGTGGCCACGGCGCTCAACGCGCTCAACGCCAAAGCCATCCCCACGGGCTCCAGCGACCTCGCGAATCAATCAAGCGTGACGGGCGGCGGCGCTACCGTTACGACCGCGCTCAACGCATTGCAGACTGCGGTCGCAAGCGCTGGCGGCAGCGACGTTCTCACGTTCAATGACCAGACCGGCACCGCCTACACGTTCGTGCTGACCGACGGCAAAAAGGACGTGCTCGTCCGAGGCAGCAACGCTGCATCGCAGACCTTCACCATCCCGTCGAACAGCACGGTACCGTTTCCGATCGGCACCGTGCTCGGGCTCCTCTGGTACGGCGTAGGCCAACCATCGTTCGCGATTGCCGGCCCTGACACACTCAACCCTGCTGGCACGACGCTCAAGCTGCGGCAGCGAAACTCGATTGCCTACGCAACGAAGATGACCGCCACGTCATGGATCGCCTCGGGAGACCTGGCCTGATGCGACCCGGCTATGCCAGACGTCCTAGCGGTGCCAAGGCATTGCGCCCGAATTTCCACTACTCGGCAGCCCAAGCCGTGACGGATGGAACGAACTTGATCTCGCTGCCGGAGCTTATTGGCGGCGCCTCGTCGCTAGTCGTCTCGGCCGGTGTGATCGCGGCCCCTGCGCCGGATGCGCTGTTCAACGGGGCGCCGTCGATCGCATTCACGGGGACGCAGCACGTGACGTCGGATGCGGCTGTCTCCCTTACCACGTTCATGCACGACGGCAGCGGCTGCGAGATTGCGCATGTCCTGGTCAACACAGCGGCGGCGGGCAGTACGCGGACCGTCAGCAGCACGAACATGGGGTCGGCCGGCCAAGGCCACCTCATGTCGCACCACACGACGAACGACACCTACGTCGCCGTCACAGACAACGGCGGCACGCTGATCGCGCAAACGCTGATCGCGACTGGCGTCGGCAAGCCGGGCTATCCCGGCGTTCCCTACCTGTTCAATTGGCATGGTCAAAAGTTCTACGGGAACATGCAGGAGAACGTGCAGCACGTGAACGTGCTGTCGCAGACCGTACTCGCTGGTGCAGACCCGCCGTATCTTGGCACGGCAGGACCCTTCCGCCTCGGCGCGCGCAACACGACGGCGGCAGGCGGACCCGGCAACAACTTCGGTCAGTTCCGCTGGTGTGAGACGTTCATCTTTAGCCGAATCCTGACGGCATACGAGCGCGAGCAACTTCGCGACTACGTCCAGCAGACGTACGGCATCGACGCGCATGCTTTCGCGTTCAACAACGCCGAGAGGCAAGTTCTTGCGCTCGATCCTTACTCCTGGCTGCGCCCTGACTACGTCACGATCGCGGCCGGCAAGGTAACCGAACTGAAGGAACTTTCTGGCAGCGGTGGGCTCTGGCCGCAGGCTACGACCACGCGGCAGATTGCAACGCCTGCGCCTGATGCTGAGTTCAACAATCAGCCCGTGGGCATTTTCACGGGTGCAGCGGCGCAGAGCTATCAGTACAGCCTGCCGACGTTCTCCTGGTCGAACGTAATATCCGGCCTCAGCGGCGGCGAGCACTGGCACGTGCTCGCGCCTACGGCAGCAGCCGCGTTCACGCTGCATCAAGTCGGCGGATCCGCCACTACCGATCCTCGGTACCTCCACAAGCTGGACCTGACGACGGGCGGAAGCTTGCCGGTGATCGGCGGCAACTCCGGTGCAGTCGTGGCGCCAGCAGGCGGCTCGGCAGTCGTGCTCAACGCTCCGACCTACGTAGGCGCGTACTACCAAAAAAACCGGCCCGGAAACGAGTGGGCGTCCTATCACAAGCGGACATTGCTGGCCTCGGGCAACGGGCTCACCGCCCCTGGTGGGAACGCTGGCTACCCCATGATGCTCGGCGCGTCTACGACGGCCGGCGCGACGCCCGCTGCGATGAGGTGGGCCGAGTCGATCTTCTTTCGGAAGGTGCTGACGGATGTCGACCGTCAGATTTGGTGGGACTACCTCGCGCAGCGCTACGCGATGTCGGCGTGAAGGAGGCAGCCGTGGATGCAAACATGGTGGGCAGAGCATGGCGAGACGCTGACCAAGAGCGCAGGCGGCGCGCTGGCGGCCGTGGTGACGCTAGGGTTCGCGTTGCTCAAACGTGGGGCAGACAAGCGCCTGCAGAAGGCCGACAAGAGTCTGCCGCCGCCGACCCTGCCCCTGCCGCCGCCCGCTCCTGTGCGCCCGAGCGCGCCCTCAAAGTCGTTCGCCGTGCCGGAGATCTCGCGCGTTGCCTTCAGTGTCATCGAGGACATGCAACGCGAAGCGAGAAAGCTCCGCGCCGAACGCGACCAGCTCACGCACGAAAACGCGGTTCAAGCGACGGTGATCATGGGACTGCAAGCCGAGCTCGCGGAGCTGCAACGCGTGATCGCCGCCGGAGGTAGCTATGGAACCGGTAACGCCAGAGCAAACCGATCCGATCCTGACACTGGTACTCATCGCGATTTCAGCGATCTTCAGTCTGCTAACCGCCGGCGCGCTATGGCTCAAAAAGAAGGGGCTCGAGCAGACCGAACGAGCGACGGGCATCAAGGCGAGCGACGGCGCGTCCAAGACGATCGACCAGATCATCACCACCGTGATCGCCTACGCTGAGGAGCAAGCGCGGAAGTATGCCCGCGGCCTGAGCACGAGCGCTCCCGCCACCGGCGCGGACAAGCTGCAAGTAGCTAAGTCGGCCGCACGGAGCATTGCGCCGGCCGGCATCCTCGAGTCCGTGAGCGAGGAGCAGCTCGAGATCTTGATCGAGGCCAAGTTGCAGAGCTTGCGACCGTCCATGTCGCCGCCGAGCTTGCCGCCGGTGCCGCGCTCGAGCTTGCCGCCACCGCCGAGCATCCCGAGCGGCTTCACGCTGCCCACGCCAGTGCCGCCGCGGAGGAACCCATGAGCTTCCTCGTCTGCAGTAAGGCGCACGCGCGTGTTCTGCGGCGCGCGCTTCGCTGTGCGGAGGGTCTACCCGTTCGCGTGGAGTCGTCTGATCGGACGACCTACCCGAGCGACGTCAAGCTCGACGACAGCGGCGATCCCGTCGCGGCGCCGGGATGGATCACCGAGGCAACCGGCGAATACATCGAGGTCGGCGACTTGGCCGCGCTCGAGATACCGGCCGCGCTCGAGCGGCACCTCGCCGCTGTCATCATCGTGGACGGCCAGGCGGTCGAGATGCCCACCGAGGACGAGCTCGTCGAAGAGGCCGATTTGCCGCCCGAGCTGCAAGGCGCGCTCGCGGCACGACGAGCGCGGAGGGACCCATGAATGAAGATGCCCGAGACAAGGCCAAGGACATCGGAAAGCAGGCCGCGAGCAGTGTGGTCGGCGTCGTGCTCAAGCCGCTTGTGCGCTTGGTTGGCGACAAGATGGAGACGGCGAAGCGGCCGTTCTGGCGCAAGCTCGTGCGCGCGTTTCGTGGTGAGAAAAAGGAGCCGTGATGCCGCTCGCACCCGTGCCGAAGCGCATGCTCTGTCTCGTGCCCGACCAGAACACGGTGGGCAAGAGCGATGCGACGGGTGCGTTCTTACCCGAGGCGCGCGCGTTCGCTCGCTGTCACGGCCAGAACCCCGACGCGATCATCGCGCGCTTCCCTGCGCGTGAGCTGTTCCTGCGCCGGCGTGCGGTCTGTGTGCGCGCGATCGAAAGCGCTGCCCCGCTCGACGTGCTCGCCTTCTTTTGCCACGGCTGGCGGGACGGGCTGCAGGCCGGTTGGCAGCGGAACACCATTCTTCATCTGGCCCGGACCCTCGCCCAGCAGGCGGCGCGCGATGCACATGTGGTGCTGTACGCCTGTGACACCGGCCGCGACGTCGACGAGGCGCGAGAGGACGACAGGGAACCCGGCCCGGGTGGCGATGGCGGCTTTGCGGACGAGCTGCGCGACGCGTGCGAGGCGCTCGGGCGGCAGGTCACCGTGGTTGGTCATGCGACGCCGGGACACTGTACGTGGAACTCCTACGCCAGACGCTTCGTGCCCGGCTGCGGCGGCCGCGGTGGGCAGTGGTTCGTCGAGCCCGCGTCGCCGCTGTGGCTGGCGTGGGTACGCGCGCTGCGCGAGCCACGGGGGACGCTCAGGTATCGGTTCTGGGGGATGACGCCGGCGGAGATCGCGGCCGAGCTCGGCGGGAGCGAGGGGAGCGGCCCGTTGGTCGCGTGAAAACGCGAATGTCCAGACTAGACATCAACCCGCAAACTCGCCTGTGGATAACTTCTCTAAGTGGGGCTCCGCGCCGGAGCAAACACCTCTTACCAATGAGCCAAGCAACTTATTGAATCTGCTCTATTCATACGTTTTTAAGAACCCCCCGAACGGCAGTTCCTTCGCTGCTCGGTTAAATGTGAGCAAGAAGTGGACAAACATGTGGACTAGTGTGGAGACGCCGTAGAGACGCCTGTGGACAACGATAAGTCCCCACATTTCAAGGCGCTAGCTGCGCAAGAAACCGTGCCTGGAACCCTTGACCAGTAAGGAGTGATCCCAGACAACTATGTGGGCATGACGCGCGCTGGTCGATTCGGCCATGTCGTCGACTGAAGGGGGAACAAGCCATCGAGCAAAAACTCACGGCTTAAAAAGCAAGAGAGCCCGCGTTTGCCCGCGGACTCTCTGTGACTGAGCAAGCGCCTTGTGGGTACCCGCATCGTCGCGTCACGGCTTCGATGATGGTGTCCGCTTGGCCGAAGGTCAAGCTGCGGACGGGGGTAGGACGCGCGGGGCGCGTGACCGTTCGCGGCCTGTTGTGGCGTGCCGCCTGTACGGAGGCGCCCGACCACAAGCCCTTGTGGCGTAGGGAGCACAATGTCGAAGCGTAGTGGCGGCGGGGGCGCGGGCGCCCCCAAGACAAAGCTGACCAAGTCTAAGGAAGTTCAGCTTGCTGACATTCACCAGAAGATGGTCTTTTGGGACGGCGTCTGGGGAACGACACGCACATTCATCACATGGATCGGAGTGGTCGGTTGTGCGTTCTGCGTCTATCTTTCGGCGAAGGAACTCGCGGGTCGTCAGACCATCACGTTTTTCCAAGTCCTCGGTGAAATTCGAGCGGACCAATGGATCGCGTACATCGTGGCTACAGTGAGTTCGACCGCTTCTGCGATCCTGCTGCGCACTAACCGACGTCTTGCCAAACAGAGACCTGAGTACGCAACGGAACTTGAGCGGCGCCTCGACCCAATGCGAACATCGAGTGGCCTAGACGAGACGGGCAAACCCCGGCCGGAGGATAAGGATGGAGGCTAGACTGACAGCGACAGCCATTTTGACTGCCGTTTCAGTTTTGGCTTTGTTCAGTGCCTGGCGCTGGTGCTACCTGCCCGCAATCAACGCGGCGTTCCGACAGGACCTCTTTGCACTTCGTCGCGAGCTCTTCCTATATGCCGCCGATGGCAATATCCCATTCAGCTCGCCTGCCTACACGCATCTTCGATACGTACTGAACGGGTCACTCCGCTTCGCGGAGCGGATGACTCTTGGCAGAGTCCTCTTCACGATCGCGATGACGCCACAATCTCTGTGCGAAACAGAGAGCGCCGCACTCATCGCTCAGATCGACGACTCCGGCGTGCGCGCGCGACTTCAGGACCTGCACTCTCGCTTCGGAGAAGTGGTCGGACGTCATATGCTACTTGGATCGCCCCCGCTTGCTTTGGTGATATTTACCGTGGCCATCGGATTCGTCGCGCTCACCTCACTGAGCCGAGCAAAGAAGGAAGCGGTCGCTCGAATTCAGAGAGTCGCCGAGCGTCTCTCAGAGACTGGTGGTGGTGGTAGCGCCTGCAACGCGCCATAGAGGCGCGGCCTCACCCACTCCCCGCCTCCACCACCCGCACGACCCACCCCTCAATCCGCCAAACCCCGAAGCTCGCGCAGTACCCCCCGCCGTCCATCAGCTCGAGCGTGATGCGGCCGGCCGGCGTGATGACGTCGAAGGTGGTGCGCCCGAGTTCGAGGCGGCGGACAGTCCAGCGTGCGGAGGGGGCGGGCATGCTGGCGGGTATCGGCCTGAGCGAGAAGTCGTTGCTACGGGCAGCTCCTACTCCTTGGGCGCATCCCGCGTCGGCGCTTCCTTCGCTGGCTCCTTCGCTGGCGGTGGAGGCGGCGGCGGAGGGGGTGCCCAGTCGCGAAAGCGCTTGGGATCAGCTGAGTCAGCGCGCTTCCCGCTGCCGCCGCGGTCTTTCTTGTCGCTCATGACAGAACCGCGCCTCGGACGCGCTCGACGACCGGCATGATCTGCCCGATGAGCCGGTCGTCCTCGAAGCGGGCACCGCGCACGATGGCCGCGCGGACCCGCTCATCGAGCTTGTCAAAAGCGGCCCGCGCACCCGCTGTCTCGCCTCTCTCGTACTCGGCCCACAGTGCGTCCCACCGTGCGCTGATCTCGACCCAGTCTTGGCACAGGCGCTCCGCATCGAGCGCGTCTCGGCGAAAGTCCCACGCGCTGCTGATCGCCGTGAGCGCTACCGCCAACACGGCCAGTGTCAGCGATGCCGGCCTTCCAGCCGCCTCAGTCGCGAGGTTGAGCGCCGCGGCCGATGCCGCGATGACGCTGCTCGCGCTCAGCCAACGGTGACGGCTCACCGCGCGCGCGACGAGCTTCTTGTAGAAGCGCTTGTTCATCTCCGCATCGAGCATGTGATCCCAGATCTCGCGCCGCATCGAGTCCATGCCCGACAAGGTAGTACAGGTCTCTCGGCCGCTGGCGGGTATCAGCGCGAGGGCGGCGGGGTTGCGCGGGTGCAGGCGAGGGCCGACGGTAGTTGGACCGCCGACCCTCAAGCCACCCGATGAACCCGGGCTCACCTGGTGACCACGATGACGGTACCACTAGCCGGGAGGGGATTCGGGCTCCGAAGACGCACGGTTCTCGTCCCGCAGGTACTCGCGGTAGAAGTAGGGATCCGCCTCGACGTCCAGGGGAGACTTCCCATGGATCACACGTCGTGATGCCCAACGCGCCAACGGGTCCACGTACAAGCTCGCGAGAAGGCCGAAGAGCCCTCCGCCCGCGAACAGCGCAGCCATAGTCTCGATGGTTCCTTGACCACTCATCGCTACCTCGTGATGCGGACCTTGCCGGTCGGCGCTTCGACGCAAAAGCGGTGCAGCTTGCGTAGGAACTCCGTCGCGGACTCCCAGTCGCCCCACCCATTCGTCGCGTCGAACCGTCTGAGGTCACGGCTTGCCGTCACGTCGATGCGGGCCAGCGCGCTCCGGAGCCGAGCGGCGGCCTCCGGCGCGGCGAGCCTGTTGAGCGTGATCAGACCGTCCGCCGGACCGGCACCCAAGATCGCGTCGCGCGAATCACAGCGCGCGGTGGGGTCGGCGAACTCCGTGCCGTCGAGCGCCCATGCGAAGAAGGCGCCCATGTTACTCGTGTAGTTCGCCCAGCGCTGGGACCCCTCGTCGTCGTCTCCCTCGACTTCCACGTAGACATCGAAGCTCATGGGTCAGCCACCACCGACGGGTGCGCTTCTGTCATGGAGCCAGTACACGGCGTGCGGCAGCGCGCGCAGTCCGGCCACGTTGAGCGCATCAGCGAGCGGCAGCATCGGATGAATCACGCAGTTGTGGATCACGCACTTGACCCACCAGATCGTGGTTCGGTCACTCATCAGGCGCCTCCTCAGGACCTGATCGTCCCACACCTGGCGAGCGTGGGGCAGTCTCGCTGCGCTTGGCCATCTCGAGGTCGCGCAATACCGCCTCCCAGTCAGCCATCACCAGCTCGCAGTCGCTACGCTGCCGTCGCCGGCGATTAATCGCCGAGCGCCTGGGCTGCGCACGCAACGAACCACCGAAGTCGAACAGCCGTGCCGCTCCGAAGAGGATGCTCCTGAGCTGTTGCTTGGTCTTCACGCGCGCCCGACTGCTACTTCACGCGCCGGATGCATGCGGGATGAAAACCGACGACGCGACGACCCCCTGCATCGATCTCCCCGCACACCGCCGACGTGACCACCAGCATCTCACTCGTCTTGCTATCCTGGCGATCGCAAATTCACGAGAGCGGGAACACTGCAGGCTTCACTCGTCCGAGACCAACGTGCACCGCGCCGGCGATTGCTCCTGCCACGGCTTCGCGAAGATTCATGCGGAGAGCGCTGCCGTCGAGAGGCTCTGGCGATTCGAAGTCCCGCGGGCGCGTCGAGTCGACGGAGACGATAGCGAAGGGCTCGTAGGAGTCGGGGTCGCTTGCGCGTGGAACCGCACTGGGAACTGGAAATGCCCAGACTGAGCGGACATGCCGCATGTGTGAGCTCCAGTGGAGCGTAGAGTTTGCTCCCCACGTTCGCCATTGCGCCTCCCAAGAAGCGTGACGATCTTGGTCGCTGCCAGGGTAGTCGCTCTGCGCATGGATCTCGCCACTATAGATCTCGCGTGCGCTTTCCCAGCACTTGCCGACGAACACTTCGCCACACGAGAACTCCGGGGAGCGAGCGAACCCTTCATCGCCGGGCGACAACCATCGCGAAGGATTTGCCGATGTCACGCGGCAGATTGGGTACATGCGCGGCACGCTTTCTTTCGACCGCTTTGACGGCGCGAAAGCCGTCGCGCGAATCGTCGGCTCGCCACCGATCAGCGGCTCGCCCACCGCCAGATATGAACCAACCAGCGACATCAGCGAGTCCGCCATCGTCTGCTGAAGAAGCGTTCTGCCCTCAATCCGCGCGGCCAGCCAGTCCGCAGCGCTCGGTGCCCAAGGAGCTAGCGCCGCCACACCGGCCTCCCAAAAACGATGATCACCAGCGTTCAGCAGGACGACGCTTCCAGCGGTAGCGCTGCCCAGCGCGACTTCCTTCCACCGCCAGAACCAATTGTCAGTGACTCGCATCGGGAGACTGATTTACACGCGCCGGATGCTCTTCGCACGCATCAGAGCCGCATAGAACGGGTTCGCGCGCGGCGCTGGTTGCGGCTTCGGGGCGGTCGTTGGGGTCTCGAGGTTTTGCTCCTGCGCGCCCTCAGCCGTGCCTTCGTGTCGCGATTCCCGCGACTCGGTGTCCCCATCCCGTTGGTCGTCCTTCGCGTTCGACACGGTCTTCCGTTACTCGATCTGGATCACCAAGGCAACCTTGTCGCACACAAAGAGCGCACTCACGGCCAGTCTGCGAACTGCGGGAGAGGGTCCTTCGTCCCGGGCATCAGCTCGCCCCGCGCGCGCAGGGATTGCCGGTAGAGTTCATCGATGAGGTGCTGATCGGTCTTGCTGTCCGGCGGTGTGAGCCAGGCAGTGCAAAACGGCTGGCGGCCTCAGTGCCCGACGGCGAGGAGGACCTGAGCGCGGCTGCGCGCCCTGCCGCCGCCGTTCAAGTTCTCGTCGCGTTCGTCCGAAGCCCTCTTCAAGGGTGGCAACGATGAAGCGATTGATGTGCGTGGGCTTGCTCGGGCTGGTAGCCGTGGCGTGCGTGGACGAGCTCGCGGAAGGCGCGGGCGAGGTCCTGGTCGATGCAGGGCAGATGCTGCGTGATGCCGGTGCGGCCCTGGTGGACGCGGGCGACGACGTGGCGCGCGCGCAGGGTGAGGACGCTGGACCCGCAGCCGCGCCGAAGAGCGAGACGGTCGAGGTCGCGTGCGACAAGCGCTACGAGCGGACGGTGACGACCTACTACGATGCGGTTGGTGACTCGCCAATCGGCGAACCCGAGCATCAGGTCCGTTGGTATGCCGGGGTCGCGATAGACACGACTGCGATCACCGGCATCGACGTTCTCCTTTGCGACCTCGAGCAGATCGATCGTGTGCCCTGCGATGGCCGTACCGACGGCGGGTTGAGGTACGTCTGCGACGGTAACTTCCCAGCGGAGGCGCGCTGTGTCATGGGGACGGCCGAGATCGTAGACGGCGCAGTGAGGGCACCTTGTGGTTACGCCGGTGCTCACCACAAGTCTGCTCGCTTGACCATACGTCGCTAGGCCAGCGCTTAGGTGTCGACCGCGCTCAAACGGCACGCCGAAACCGGGAAGTGCTTCAGCCGATGATGCTCGGAGCGGACCAGATTTTCCCCCACCCACTTCCCCCACCCGAGCCGAAACTCCACACCACGCCATAACGAGCCAGCGGCTTCGGATGTGCGGATTTGCCGCAATAAATAGGGTGTCGCTTGGCGTGGAACGGCATGCCGTTGACATGGCCGCTCATATGGTTGTCTCCAATTCCATTTTATTTCCGAGCCTTTGATGCGGGGGGTAGGGCGTCTCCCCCACCTTTTCCCCCACCCGGGGCCTCGGAGCGTAGCTTCTGCTCGAGCCGCGCCGCGAAGTCGACGATCTCGGCCTGGGGCACGTGGGTGTAGTGCTCGGTCATCTCGACGGTCGCGTGGCCGACGAAGTCCTGCAGCATGCTGCGCTCGGCCTTCTGCCCGGTGAGGGCACGGGCGGCGAGGTTCTGTCCCTCTACCTGAGCGAGCGTGATCATGGTGTGGCGCATGGCGTGGGTCACACAGCGCCAAAGGACAACCCCCGTGGCGTCCATGGCGCGTCGGTACGTATCACGCGTGGTCGAGTAGGTGTAGAGACAGTCGGCCCGGCGGCGGTTGGCCGCGTACGGGGCGGGGAAGCACCACTCGTCGATGCCGGCGCGACCGAGGTGGACCAGACGCCGGCGGTGGGCCTGCAGGATGCCGAGCCAGGTGGGGCCGACGGCAACCTCGCGGGCTTCGCCGTTCTTGGGCGTGCCCATCTCGCCCTCGTACTGGGCCCGGCGGATGGTGATCAGGCCGGTGTGCATGTCGATGTCCCGCCAGCGCAGCGCGCTCACCTCGCCAAAGCGACAGCCGAGCAGGAACTGCACGCCGGCCATAACCTGCACGTCGGGGTTGTCGGCGTAGAGGGCGTCGAGAAAGCGGTTGAGCTCGTCGGCGCTCATGGTCTTGCGCTTCTTGGGCGCGTCCATCGCGGCGAGCAGTTCGGCGCCCGTCTTGCGCGTCTTGCGGCGCACCGTCTCGAGCGCGACGTTGTCTCGCACGTAGCCCTGTTCTTTGGCCCACGTGAAAAGCGAGCGCATGGCGACTCGGATCTGGATCGCCGTCACGTCGGACACCTTGGCCTGCGCGATCACACGCTGGAGCTCCTGCGGCTGGATCTCGTCGAGCGGGCGATCGTCACCGAGGGCGGCGCGGTACTTCTTGAGGTGGGAGCCGTAGGGGACGCGGGTGCCCTTGCGAAGTGTGGCAAGGAAGGCGTCGCACGCGGGGCCAAGCGCGATGCGATCAGTGATGCGGTTACCGAGCTTCGTCTGCACGGCTTCCTCGAGTCGCCGCGCTTTCTCGATAAGCGCCTCGGCCTTCGAATCGGCCAGGATGATGGCGGTCGTGTCGACAATGAGCTTGCCACCCTGCTTCTTGCGGAGGGTAGCTTCGTACTTGAGCTTGCCCGCCTCGCGGCCGAGAAGCTTCAGGCCGTCACTACTCTTGGGTTTGGCTTTCTTCGACACGGGTACTCCTGTCATCCCACTACGCGCTTGCAGAACGCGTCGAGCGTCTGCCGCGAGAAGCGATTGCCCTTCATGCCGCCACCGCGCTGCCCGCGATGATCTGGCGTGAGCTTTCCGCGAGCGACGGCCGTGCGCAGGCTGCTCACCGTCGTCCCCAGGTACGACGCCGCCTGCTCGGTGTCGAGGTAGCCCTCCGGCTGATGCTTCTGTGCGCTGAGCGCCTCGCAGACGGCATCCTTGACGAGCGAGTGCAGCTGCTCCTGTGTCAGCGTCACCACCAGCGTGTTCGGTTCCATTTGCTTCGCCGCTCCCATCGTTCCCTCCCCATCACTTCAAGCCCAGTTCCCCCACGCCTGCCGCGCCCGGTCTTGCCGAACCTCACCGTGCCTCGCCGGCCGTGCCAGACCTCGCCATGCTCGGGCTAGCCGCGCCACGCCCTGCCTGCCGTGCCCTGCGATGCGTAGCCCAGGCTTGCGTTGCTGCGCCTGCGCAGCCGTGCCCTTCGAGGCCCAGCGCTGCCCCGCGATGTCCGTGCCTGCCGTGCCGCGCCGTGCCGCGCCTAGCCGTGCCCGACCGTGCCAGACCACTCCGAGCCTGCCTTGCCTTGCGCTTGCATGCCCAGCCCCGCCGGCCGAGCCGGACCTCGCCTCGCCTAGCGAGGCGATACCTGCCCCGCCCCGTTCGACCCAGCCTTGCCGGGCCGCGCCTAGCGCTGCCTGCTCGGCCAAGCCGTGCCCCGCCATGTCTTTCCCTGCGGTGCCTAGCGCCGCCTGCCTGGTCTCGCCCAACCTACCCACGTCTTGCCTCGCCTTGCCGTGCCTGCCGCGCCCATCAGTGCTCTGTCGGTCCGAACCTCGCGCCACCTAGCCTGCCGATCCGAGCCCTGCCGCGCCTAGCGATGCCGTGCACTTCCTCGCCTGCCCCGCCCCGCCGAGCCATGCCGTGCCCGGCCGAGCCCTGCCTAGCGTTGCCAGCGGTACCCAGCCGAGCCTTGTCGAGCCTCACGCTGCCCTGCCCGCCCATCAGCCCGTGGCCCGCAGCGCCGCGAGTACCTCCCCGCGATCAACGGCGTGCGCTCGAGCAGCGCGTTCCGCCGCGGTGAACCTGTCCATGCCGGCGCGCTCGTACTCGCGGGCGAGCTCGACGGTTGCGAGGAGCCGACTATCCGCGGCGCGGTCGACGGCATCCGGCTTCACGAGTCGATCGAACTGTTCGAACACAGGCCGCAGCTCGATAAGGTGCGCGTAACGTCGGCGGACTACCGCGAGCTCGGCCAGCGCCTGGTGAAGCAACTGCTGCGCGCCGTGCTGGTCGATCTTGATGGTCATGCTGCTCGCACGATGGCGGACCGCCGGCACATCGGGCTGCGTGGCGTCTTCGTCGTCGTCCTCGTCGTCCTCGTCATCCTCGTCATCCTCGTCGTCGAGGTCGCCGTGCTCGTCGAAGCCATCACCATCGTCATCATCGCCGTCGTCGGGCTCCGGAGCCGGCGCGGGCTTCGGCGCGGGTGCTGGAGCGGGCGTGGCAACCGCAAACAGAGGTTCCATGTGCTGTCGCGCCTCACTCCGAAGTCGCTCTCCCTCATCTTGAAGCCTGTCGAGGTCAAGAGGTTCAGAAGTTCGGGACGCCGCCGGCTTCAGCCACGGGCAGTTCGTCTCGCGGCCGTACTCGATCGACGCCGACTGCACGAGCGCGCGGATGGTGCGCGGCTTGTCGTCCTCGCGCGGCAGGATGCGTACACGTACCTTGCAGATGAGCCGGTCGGCCTGCTCGATTCGGTAGGCTTGTGCGGCCAGCGCATCATCCCAGCTGAAGAACCCATGCAGCGCGCTGCCCGGGTTTCGCGCGACCTCGAGGACGTGCACGGGTGCGAGCTTGCCGTCGCGGTCGAGCTCGCCGAGCTCGTCAATGGCGGACTGACTGAGATCTGGCATCAGCCTTCCCCATCGATGCTGAAGGTTCCCCAGCCCATGCCCGTGAGTGACTTCTTGCTGTCTGGCCGCCCCTCGCCGACACCGACCTGCATGCCCGCGCGCATGAGCAGATTGGCGACGTCGGTGGCGGTGAACTGATCGGCGTCGTAGCGGACGCGCAAGTTACAAGCCCACTCGCGCCACATCGGACGCGAGCGGATGTCGACCACGCCGGTCTCATTGCGCACGTGCGCGGTGTGCTGCTCGGGCGTGCCCTCGATCTTCACGATGGGCGAGCCGTCCTCGTCGAGGCCGTCGGCGAGGACGAAGAGAGAGAGCTTGGCGCGCGTCATCTGAAAGCCCACCAGGCGGCAGGCCGAGATCATCGCGGCGCGGAAGCTCGCCGCCGGGATGCCGCACCAGCCCTCGGGAGCCTTGTGCTTGGCATTCTCGAACAGCGCCTCGAAGTCCTTCGGAGCGCGGGCCTTCTTCTTGTTGGTGCCGCCCTCTTGCTGCGCGGCGATCATCGCGCCCTTGTTCCAGAACCGGTTCTGCACATAGGGCGCACTGCCCACGATGCGAAACTCGGCGACCCGGATATCCGGCGCGGCGATGGTGATGCGCTGTTCTGGCGATGCGCTCGCCGCCGACTGCTTCGATGTGCCTTGCTTGGGCGTCTTGAGCTTGGGCGTGTCTGTCGTCTCTGTTGATTTGGCCACGTGTCTTCCCCCCCTGATGATGTTGTGTCTGCAGACTCGCCAACGGCTCGAGTCGATGATCATGGTGTCGCTCAGCTCTCTTACCTGGCTCCGCGCGAGCAGTTACTCTGCAGCTGCTTGACTCGGTGCCCAGCCGCGGCGGTGTCGATTGCGCAGCACGCTTCCGACCAGCACCCCGATGCCTTCCTCGATGCTAAGCGCTGGGCAGTGCATCGAAAACGTGGCGTCGTCGCCGCAGTCCCATGAGTTCTCTCCCTTGCCGGGAAAAGGGATCTGCTCGCCCTCAAGCATGTCGATGTCGACGTGCGTCCGCGCCCGATCGAAGGCGCGTGGCAGGCGTGTGAGGCCCCAGCGCGAACGCGTGAGCTTGGCGCGTGCTCGATAGCTACGCTCTGTCATCGGCACCAGCACATCGCGCTCTTCGAGCACTTCCACCTTGCCCTGCCTCATGTGAAAGCCGAGCGGGTGCCAACTGCCGTCCACCCTTCGCGGCGTCGAAGATGACCAACTGTTCATCGGCGCGAACAGCTTCCAGTACAGCGCCGAGTCGTGGATCGATATGTCCAGCGCTCGACTCGGTCCGCGCCAGCACATGTTGAGCAAATCGATCGAGAGCCAGAACTGCGCGACCAGTGGCACCTGCACGCCCAGCGTGACGGTGTGCTCATCCTCCAACCAGACGTGCAACCCGCACGCGCCGCTACGCAAGTGGTACTCGAGACGGAGGCCCAGCGGTGCCCTGTCGTCTGTCCACACGGAAGCCGACAGAGCCCCCTCGCGAGCGCTGTCCTTGCAATGACGCGCGCGCCACTCAAGCCCGTGCCACACGCGTGCCCAACTCCACTCATCCGCGAATCTGGTCATGTCCATCCCTCCAGCGTCCGAAACTCCACCGGCCGCCCCTTGCAGTGCGCGTCCTCGATGCCCCTCCGCATGCCGCGCGAGACACCTAAGTCGGTGTAGACGACGGACTTCTCGAGGCGCGCTCCGAGCGCCAGGCCCGCGAGGATGCCGAGCTCGCGATCGTCCGGCTCACCGTCGTCGAGCACCTGGGTAAAGAGGAGATGGCTCGCAAACGGGGCCTCGCCACGCCGCAGACAGTCGAGCATGCAAGCGCGCGCATAGGCCGTGTTGCGCTCGACGTCGCCGGCGAGCGGGGATTCGAGGATGACGGTGATCATTGGCGACTCCGTTCGCGAGGGTCCAGTCCGAGCAGCAAGTCCCACATCGCGACCATCGCGCCGTTCTTGGTGAAGCCGTGCTCTTCGATGAATGCACTTTCGAGGACGTGCGCTCGCGCTACGTAGCCGCCATTCGGATCGACCCAGACTGAGAGGCTCTTGCAGCTGCCAAAAACGCGGCGAGCTTCGCCCTTGAGCCGGACGAGGGTGACGGTGCGTCCCTTCAGGCGCTCTCGCTCCAGGACGCGCCCGTGGCTGAGTAGCGTCTTACCCATGCGCCACCACCTTTCGATCTGCAGACTCGACGCGCTTGAAGCTCAGCACCCAGACCCACGGGTTGCTCGACCAGGGCGCGCGCTTGGCGTTGAGCGAGTCCCAGAGCGCTCGATAGGACTCGACGGCAATGCGATCGCTCTTCGCAAAATGGGGCTCCTCCTCGCGCCAGTTCTGAAAGAACTCGCCGTCTGTCAGGTAGTTGGGCGCGATGAGTGCAGCGTCCCAGACGTCCAGAGGGATGCCCTCCGCGCGCGCGTCCGCTTCACTGATGTCCTGCAGCCGCTCGACGCGCACGTCGGTGATCTCAAGCGTCAGGCGCGAGGCCCAGCGGGGCATGTGTAACGACGGGCGCCACTTTGGGCAGCTCGAGTCCGTCTCTGACGCGGGGCAGTCTGGCCACTCGCCGGGGTAGCGCTTACCGGGATGGTCGGCGCGATACTCGACTTCATTCTCGCGAATGTCGTCAGGCTCGTATTCGCCAGGCCAGATCAACGCGAACGTCTCGCGCACCCACAGCCGATCGCCAGGCACGCCGAACGGCGACCAGCGGTCTGCACACCGTGGCCAGGGTGTGCAGAACGTTCCGCGCCAGCGCCAAACCGCTGGCTCGTCCTTAGGAATTAGCCCGACATCCATCGCTGCATGGAACGAGCGCGATGTCGCAGCATCCATGATGGCCAGTTGAGGCTGTGGGGACAGCAGCCGGCGAGTCTGCGTCTTCGCGCCAGCCAAAATCGCACGGATCATCGGCGCCGCGAACAAGATGGGCCGTTCACGCATCTCGCACCTCGCGGTACCGACGCCCGTACCTGCTCGCCAGTCTCATCGCGCGGTCACACGCGTCCACGATCGTGCGGCACCTCTTGCATGTGACCTCGCCGAGCTCACGCGTGACGATGCCCCGCTCGGTACCGCAGCACGGCCGGCCGTAGAGGAGATCAGCGAAGTGGAGCTTGAGATGGGTCATCGTTGACACTCCGCGCGGGCGAGCTCGAGCTCGTTCATCCACGCCATGAATGAATCGCCGCAGCTTGGGCAGAGGTCGACGCGGCCGCGCGGCGAGCGCTTGGCGATAACGAACCGCAGCGAGACCAGCACGATGGGTTCGCCCTCGATCGGGTCGCCGCAGCGGTCGCACTGATACTGCGCAGTCATCGTGGCATCTCCAGTTGCGCACACTCCGCAGTCGATCGGCCGGCCTTGAGGCAGACCTGCCGCGTTTCATTGTCCTGTCGATTGCAGGTCGCGCGAGAGGTGCCGATCACGCCCACGAATGCGACCATCCCGAAGACGGCGATCAGGAGCTGCAGCGTGCCGTTCGTCTCTTTACTGAGCGCCATCAGTTCCTCCCTACGCGAGACGGTGGCGGCGGTGGTAGCGGCCAGTCTCGAGCCGTCCAGCACTCCCAGCAATCGACACAGACCTGGTCAATAGGAATGGACCCCATGCGAGCGTAGGTCGCCCAGACGTGACCAAGTAGGAGGCAGCGAAAGCTCATAACGCGATCTCCTGCGCCGTCTTCATGGCCAGCTCTCGCGCCTGCTCTCCTGCGAGCACCGTGATGTGGTGGAGCGCCATGGCCGTATAGAGGATGGCAGCCGCCATCGGCTCAACGGTTGGACTCAGCACCGCCTCTGACGCTCGAATGAGCAGCTCAATCGCCTTCTGACGCCGCCACTCTCGTTCCTTGTACAGCATCACGCGCGCTCCTTCCCGCGCCGTCGCTCGGCACTGCGAGCGCGCTTGGCGGCCCACTCGATCCAATGCCAGGGCTCGTCACCGGGCCGGAAGAGTCGCTCGGCACTGCGCGCGCAGACCATGCACAGGCCAAGGTAGTCAGCGCAGGGATTGGTGCGGTCGAGACAGCTGCGGTCCTGGCAGACGATGCACTTCATGGCCGCTCTCCCGGCTCGAGCTCGTCGGCGTGATCGGCGTCGCAGACAGGGCAGAGCACGCCGCCAGCGCCCGCTCCTGAGTAATAGGCAAGCGTGGCGCCGCACTCGCAGCGGCCTTCCTTCGCCGCAACTGGCAACCGTGCCTCCACCGCAGACCGCGGCTCGCAGTTGTCAGCTATCCACTTCAGGGTGCCCGGCTTGAGCGGCCCGCCGCGGTACCAGGCGCCCACCGCGCACGCGCCTCCTTTGGGCAGATGCTGGAACGAGATGGTGCTGACACCAGCTGCCATCAGCTCGCGCTCGACAAGCTCGTAGGCACGGCGGCGAAACTCTGCATGCGCCTTGTGGGCGAAGTCGTCGCATGCCTTCGCCGAAGCCGCGACCTTGGGGTCCTCGCGCGCGAGCTGGTCGAGGTCGGCCTGAAGCGAGGTCCGCTTCCCTTTGCTCACTGTGCACCGCCTTTCGCAGCTTCGAGCAGCTGCAACGCAAGCGACCTGTAGCAGCGCTCGCCAGTGAGAACGGCTGCGCGCACATAGGGGATGCTTTGATCGTACTTCTCGTACTTGGGGATGCGCTTGGCCTCGGCCAGCCACTCTTCCGCGAGCTCGGTGGCCCAACTCGGCGGCTCACCCGCGAGCACACGGAGAGCGGCTTCGATCGCGTCGAGGGCGCGCGGCCCTTCGAACATCATCATGTTGTGCTGCCCATCTGTCAGGACAGCTGCCCCTCGCCCGAGGGTATAGACGCCGGGCAAATGGTGTTCGTCGGTGAGGTAGACGCGCTGTGCCAACTCGGTCAGCCGCGCGGTGCGCTCGTCTGCCGACTCAGCCACGCGACACCTCCTTCGGCAACGCGCGCTCTCCCACCGGGAACCAGCCGCGACATGTCTTGCACGTGACTTCCGCGTTGATGCTGGTGAGGCGGGCGATCTTCTTGCTGCGCGAACTCGAACCAGCGCCACACATTGCGCGCCCATCGCCGGGATGACGCTTGTGAACCTTCGGCTCACTCATGGCCGTCTCCTGCCAAGCGCACCAGCTCGTCGAGGGCGGCCCTGCGGTCTTCTGCACGCGGAGCCGTATTGATCAGCTTCCGCAGCTCCCTAGCCCGCTCGCCATCCTTCGCGCGAATCTGTTCGCTAACGTCAGCCGTGAGCTGAATCCAAGCTTCGTCAGTCGAGGCGTCGAGCGCGATCCGCAGCTCGGCGGCACACCTGGAGAGATCCGGCTTCTGTTGTTTGCGGCGGCGCTCATCCCAGTAATCGGGAAGCTGAGAGATGTCCGTAGGCGCGTCTGGCTGGGGCTCGGCGGGCGCCAGGACGAGCGGCAGGTCGCCTATCGCTGCTGCGGCGAGCAAGTCGCTCGCATACGTCTCCGCGTCTCGAACAGCGTGGTAGTTGCCAGCCTGTTCGCCCTCCCAACGAGAGGCGAGGTCGACGGCCCAGCGTGGTGGTTTCGGCGTGGAGATGTCAGGCTGGGGCTCGGCGGGGGCCAGGACGAGCGGGGCGAAGGTTGCGCAGTGCAGTAGTTCGGCCGCGCACTGGTTGTAGAAGCCACGGGGGTTGCCCTCAAAGTAGCGAGTGTCGAGAGGACGCGTGGCCCAGTCCTCTGCAAGCGCGATGAGCGCGCGGCGCATCGCTGAGTCGTGCATGGGCACGCTGGCCGCCTCGATTTCGGCGCGATAGGCAGCGATGGTATCGACCGGTGAGCCGACGCGCATCATGGCGTCGCTGCGGAGCTTGTTAGCGACCTCCTTGTCCCGTGCCGTGGGCTTGCTCGATGGCTCGTGCTGCTGCTGCGCGGGCACGCTGGCGGCGGCGAGCATCAGCCGCACTATGCGATTGTCCTCGCGAAGGGTCGCACGCGCCTGGTGAAGGACTGCAAGCGCCGCCTCGACCTGCGCGTCGCTGTATTGATCACTGGTCATGGTGTACCGAGGCCTTGATCTTGAGTTCCAGAATGCGCTCGTCGAGCTTGCTGGCACGGGCAGCGAAGAAGAAGATCCCCGGCAGAAGCACGAATACCAGTACGCCAGAGAGCGCGAAGAGGACGCGGTTACAGATCGCGCGGTCTGCGCCCGTGAGCCCCGTAATGCAGTTGCCGGACAGCAGGATGGCTACGACATGCGAGGCGACGCCCAGCCGGATGAGCCATCCTGAGCATTCGCGAAGCTTGACGCGCAGCCTTGCCAGTTCGTCGGGGGCGGTCATGGGATCTCCTTGCGCAGCTTTGCCACCAAGTCAGCAAGGTCGAGCCCCTGGTGATCGGTGCCATTCAGCCAGTGGTCGATCTCGTCCAGCAACAGCCCGCGCTCGGCCGCGATCACGCTCTGCACCTGAGCGTTCAGGGCCTCCACTTCAGTGCCGGTGAAGTCGTGATCAACCAGGCTCATCAGCTCCGCGACAGCCTCGTCGCAGTGGTCGCACTCGCGCGCGGTCACGGCCCACCGCCTGCCAAGCAGACCAACTCATGCAGCGCCTCCCAGGCCGGGCCAGCTAGACGCTCCCCCCGCAGGATGGTGTCTCGCAGCTGGTGGACCCGCGTGCGCTGCTCGGTCCGCGTCACACTCGCTGCCGCTGCGAGGGCGGCGCGCATCCTTTCGGAGTTACTGTCGCGCATTGCGACGCCCTCAAAAGCGGCGGGCCAGTTTTTGAACCATACCTCGAGCGCCGCATCGACCTGCTCGTCGCTAATCATGGTGTCCCCTTCGAGTTGGACATCAAGACCGAAGTGGCGATCTCGTCGAGCGGTGTGAAACGTGGACGCATCACGCCGTCAGCCCACTGCACGCGCTCGTGGAACATGACCCACGGCCGCACCCAGACAGAGCCGAGCTGATGCGAGAT